CCTCCTTTGATGATGAAGGCTATCGCAGATTCAGTATATGAAAAGATTTTAAAACCATACAAGGAGAAAGAATAATGGATTATGATTTTACATTCGCACACAGACAAGAAGGATTTGATGAACATATCAATAAATCTATTCGTGGATATTCAGAATTATTAAATGATGTTATCGCATACAGTCAATACTTTGTTGATAGTGGAACAAATGTTGTTGATATTGGATGTTCAACTGGTAAGTTAACCGAAAGAATGATTGAAAAAAACTTTGGAGTTATCTGTGATGTAAATTGGATAGGTGTAGAACTCGCGACTGGATTTGTAAAACCACTTCGACAAAGAGAAGAAAATCTTCGTAAACAATTTGCGAATGAAAGAATATCTTTTATCTTTGATGATATTTGTAATTATGAATTTAATAATTGTTCTCTAGTCACCTCTATCTTTACACTTCAGTTCATGTCACCTCGAAAAAGAAAGATGGTTCTTCAAAAATTATATGATGGACTCAATGAAGGTGGTTCGTTTATCATGAGTGAAAAGACTATTTGTGAGAACGCAAACTTTCAAGAGATGTTGACATTTAATTATTATGATTATAAAAGAGATTCTTTCTCAACCGATGATATCATGGATAAAGAGAGAGAACTAAGACATATGTTAAAACCAAATACCTATGAAGAGATTATTGATATGTTAAACGATGTTGGTTTCTCAAAAACACAATGTTTCTGGAGAAATCATATGTTTGTCGGTATTATCGCTTTAAAATAATATATTAACTATCCATTCCTTATAAATAATTAGAAAAAAGGATTTGCGATGGCGACACTATCAAATATATTTATTGACCAAGACGCAACTTTTAGTACCACAGTTACAGTTAACGATAGTACAGGAAGTGCGTTAGACCTTACGGGGTATACCGCAGTCGCTCAAATTCGTAAGACTTATTTGTCTTCAACCGCAACTTCTATGACTGTAGCATTTAACGCAGATAGAACTACTGGAAAGATAGATTTAAGTTTAACGGCGACACAAACAGGAGCGTTAAAAGCGGGTAGATATGTTTATGACCTCGCGATTACAACTTCTGATAGTGCGACAACAACAAGAGTAGTTGAGGGAGTCGCAACAGTAAATCCAAGTGTTTCAAGATAGGAGTATTAGATGTCAACGATAACCGCAAATTTAACATCATCAAGAAGTATTACTGGAAGTTTCGCACAGTCGAGTCAACCACAAGTTGTAAGAGTAACTGTCCCTGGCCCACAAGGCCCAACAGGAAGTTCAGCAAGTACATTACAAACATTATCTGATGTTGATGTATCAACATTAAACGATGGCGCATTATTACAATATAAAGCCTCAACAAATAAGTTTGTCGCAAGAACAACTATTGATACAACCGCAGGTGATATAGTTTTAAGTGGTGGTAGTTTCTAAGGAGTTTAAACAATGGCAGTAACATTACAGATAAAAAGAAGTACTGGAACAACTGCTCCATCCTCACTCGCAGATGGTGAATTAGGATATACACATGGTACTGGTACACAGGCGAATAACGGCGATAGACTTTTCATAGGAGATGGTAGTTCGGTTAATGTAATCGGTGGACAATATTTCTCCGATATGTTAGACCATGTCGCAGGTACACTTACCGCAAGTTCTGCAGTTGTTGTAGATTCAAACAAAGCGGTCGATGAACTTCTTATTGGTAATAATAGTAGTACTGGTGGTACTTTAAAATTAAATGAAGGTACAACAAATGGTACTCACTTCATTGGTTTAAAAGCGGGTAACTCACTCGCCGCAAGTGTAACATTTACTTTACCAACCGCAGATGGTAGTTCTGGACAGGTTATAAAAACAAACGCAAGTGGTACATTATCATTCGCAGATGAAACACCCGCATTAGATAATATCGCCGCAGGTGATGCAGCAGCAACCTTAACAACAACCGCTGGTAATATTACGATAGACGCACAAGGTAATGATACTGATATTATTTTTAAAGGAACAGATGGTAGTTCAGATACAACATTCTTAACTATCGATGGTTCTGACGCAGGTACATTAATCGCGAACCATGATTTAGAATTAGGAACAGATGGTTCAATAATTAAGTTTGGTGCTGATAATGAAATTACATTAACTCATGTAGCAGACACAGGATTATTACTCGCAGATAGTGGTGGTTCACCAACACTTCAGTTACATGACGCAAACGAATCTGTATCTTCAGATGGTAGTAATTTAATCTTAACATCTGGTGGAACTGCATTCACAGTCCCTTCTTCAGATGGGTCAAATGGACAGTTCCTAAAAACAAATGGTTCTGGAACATTATCATTTAGTGGAGTTACCGCAACCGCAATCGCAGCAGATGATATTACTAGTGGTGATGGAGCAGTTAACATAACAACATCATCTGGTAATATCACAATAGACGCCGCGGCGAATGATTCAGATGTTATCATCAAAGGAACAGACAATACCGCAGATATCACTATGGCCACATTCGATGGTAGTGACGCAGGTACACTTATCTTAAATCACGATTTAGAATTAGGTACAGACGCTTCTATAATTAAGTTCGGCGCAGACAATGAGATTACATTAACTCATGTCGCTGATACAGGATTACTTTTACAAGATTCTGGTGGAACACCTACATTACAATTCCATGACGCAAATGAATCTATTTCATCAGATGGTGGACATCTTATATTTACATCTAATGGTGTCGCATTTGATTTCCCAAGTGCTGATGGAAGTGCAGGACAGTTTCTAAAAACAAATGGTTCTGGAGTCTTATCATTTGGTTCAATAACAAGTACTTTTACACTCGCAGCAGATAGTGGAAGTAATGATTCATTCTCAACTGGTGGTACACTAACATTTACTGGTGGTGAAGGTATTGATACAACAGTATCAGATGATGAAATTACTATCGCAGGTGAGGACGCAAGTACATCTAATAAGGGTGTCGCCTCATTTAGTTCAGATAACTTCGCAGTATCATCTGGAGCCGTAACAATTAAAAATGGTGGTGTTAACAATGATGAACTAGCGGGTTCAATCGCAAACGCAAAACTTGCGAATGATGGTATTACAATTGGTTCTGATGATACATCACTTGGTGATACAATCACAGACTTAAATGGATTAACTTCTGTTGATGTTGATAATATCACAATAGATGGTAATACAATTTCAACAACAAACTCAAATGGAAACCTTACATTAGACCCTAATGGTTCTGGAACAGTTGATGTTAATTCTTCTAGGATTACAAGTGTTACTGACCCATCAAGCGCACAGGACGCAGCAACAAAGGCGTATGTGGATAGTGTCGCAAATGGATTAGATGTTAAAGGTTCAGTTAAAGCCGCAACTACTGACGCACTCGGAAACAGTCCAAGTTATAGTAATGGTTCATCTGGAGTAGGCGCAACACTTACCGCAGGTTCAAATGGAGCGATAACATTAGATGGTGTTACACTTAGTACAAGTGATAGAGTTCTTGTTAAGAACCAATCAACTACCGCACACAATGGTATATACACAGTTACAACTGTTGGTAGTGGTAGCGCAGCGTATGTTCTTACAAGGGCAACTGACGCAGATACCGCAGCAGAGTTAACAGGTGGTAGTTTCGTATTTGTAGAAGAAGGTACTGCAAACGCAGACAATGGTTATGTGTTCACACATAATGGTTCACCAACTATGGGTACTACAAACCTAACTGTAGAACAGTTCTCTGGAGCAGGTCAAATATCAGCAGGTGCTGGTCTGGCGAAATCTGGAAACACACTTTCAGTTGGAGTTGATGATTCTTCTATTGAAATAAATTCTGACGCACTTAGAGTAAAGGCGAGTGGTATTACAAACGCAATGTTAGCGGGTTCAATTGACCTTACCGCAAAGGTAACTGGAGCATTACCAGTTGGTAATGGTGGAACAGGATTAACCGCCGCAGCAAAAGGTTCGGTTATCATCGCAAACTCTGCGAATACAATCAGTGCATTAGATGGTGGTGGTTCAAACGATGGTATATTATTATACACTTCATCAAGCGATACTATCTCTTGGTCAACATCAGTTGATGGTGGAACATTCTAATACAGACTGTTTAAACCACACTAAATATTGTATAGGAGAATAAGTAAGTTGTAATGGGCGTTAGAATAAAACCAAAAAGAAGTGAAACCTCTAGTTCCACACCAGGCACAAGTGATATTGAAGTTGGTGAAATAGCGGTAAATATTACCGACCAAAAAATCTTTATTCGTAAATCTGATGATAGTATCGTTGAACTTGCGAACGCAAGTGGTATTGGTGATGTTGTAGATGATACATCTCCTCAACTTGGTGGAAATTTAGATTTAAATGGTAATGATATAGTATCAACATCAAACGCAGATATTGATATTATTCCAAACGGAACAGGGGATATAAATCTTGGCGCTGATACAGTTCAAGTTGGTGATAACAATGCGAACGCAACTATAACCACACAAGGTACAGGCGACTTAATTCTTAATACAAATAATGGAACTAATTCTGGTACTATATCAATACTGGATGGGGCCAATGGTAATATTACAATCACTCCAAATGGTAGTGGTAATGTCGTTTTAGATGGTTTATCATTTCCAAACTCAGATGGAAGTGCAGGACAGTTTTTAAAAACAGATGGAAGTGCAGCATTATCATTCGCTTCTGTAACTAGTAGTTTTACAAAAATGGATGCGATTACTACTGATGGTAGTACCGCATATACTTTAAATGTTAGTTCATCTGCGTTTACAAGCGCAACTACAAATGGTACAATCGTAAGTGTTAATGGTGTTACACAGGCACCTGTAGACGCATACAGTATATCTGGTTCAACAATTACATTTACTGAATCACTTTCTTCAGATGATGTGATTGATTATATTATCGCTATTGATACTCAAGATATAGGAACACCAGGTGATGGTACAGTTACAGCCGCAAAACTTGATACTGGTTTAAAATCTTTTACAGAGGATACTTTTACAGGGGATGGTTCTGATACAACATTTACTTTATCAGTCGCACCACCAAGTGATACTTCAATAATGGTATTTTTAGATGGTGTATCTCAACCTGCAGGAAACTATAGTGTTAGTTCTACTACATTAACATTTACAACCGCACCACCCAATAATGTCGCGATTAGAGTTTTACATTTAGGATTTACCGCTTCTGTGAGTAGTATCTCTGATGGTTCTGTTACAAGTGCGAAACTTGATAGTGGATTAAAAACATTTACAGAAGACACATTTACAGGAGATGGTTCTGACACAACATTTACTCTGTCTGTCGCACCCCCAAGTGATACTTCAATTTTAGTTAGTGTCTCTGGTGTTATTCAACCTGCAGGAAACTATAGTGTTAGTTCAACAACTTTAACATTTACAACCGCACCACCACTCAACGCAGCAATTAGAGTTTTACATTTAGGATTTACGGGTTCATCTGCGAGTATAACAGATGGAGCGGTAACATCAAATAAACTTGCTACTGGATTAAAAACATTTACAGAAGATAAATTTACTGGAGATAATTCAACAACCGCATTTACTCTTTCACAGATACCACCAAATACAAACGCAATATTAGTTACAGTTGATGGTATCGTTCAACCAGTTAGTGCGTATAGTGTAAGTGGAACAACACTTACTATGTCTGCCGCACCAGCGACAGATTCAACCCTTCGTGCGTTACACTTAGGACTTCAAACAACTGTTGGTTCTGTATCAGATAATGCGATAGGATATGCGAAAATAGATAAAAGTGAGTTGTTCGCAAGAAGAGCTTGGGAAAATAAAACTTCAGATTTTACCGCAGTCGCAGGTGGCGCATATTTAATTGATGTATCAAGCGCAGCAGTCACGATAACTCTTCCTGCATCCCCAAGTCTTGGAGATGAAGTAAGACTTATTGACGCGGCTGGAAATTCGGGAACAAATAATATTACTGTTGGAAGAAACAGTCAAAAAATAAATGGAAACGCAGAAGACTTAACAGTGAGTACAGACAGTGCAGCATTTTCATTAGTTTATTATAACTCAACTAATGGATGGAGATATACAGAGGTATAGAATAAGATGGCAACATATTCATCAGATAAACCACAAGTAAGTAGCGGAATTGAAACAGGAACTATTGTTGAATGGACTACTGCTAGTATACCAACTGGTTTTTTAGTTTGTGATGGGTCTAATGTATCAAGAACAACATACGCAGCATTGTTTGCGGTGATTGGAACTACTTATGGTAGTGGTGATGGTTCAAGTACTTTTGGATTACCAGACTTAGAGGATAGAATACCTATAGGTAAAAGTAGTACATATGCTCTCGCCTCAACTGGTGGAGCGGCTTCAGTTACTATTTCAACCGCACAGTTACCTGCGCATGGTCACACTATTACTTCTGGTAGTGGTGCATTCGCTGGTGATTTAGGATTAGTACAATGTCCAGAAGGTGCTGATGGTAATAAATATGGTACTGGAGATGATGCAAGAGATGCTTCTTCAGAAGACGCAAGATATCGAGCTAATAATACAGGAAGTGGTAATTCAGTTAGTGTTCTTCAACCATATATTGCATTAAATTTTATGATTAAAACATAGAGGTATGATATGAGATTAACAGTTATTGTCCCAGATAAAACAATTATTAAAAATGGTATCGCAGTTCATGTTGATGATAATTCTTTTTGGACTGACTATACAGAATATCATGCGTTTCAATTTGATACAGAAAATTCTTCTATTAATCAAGTAGAATTTATAAACAATGGGGGAACTAGACTTCCAACAAATAATGAACAAACAATTTTTTCCAATAAATTTGATGAAATTAGAAACGCAGAAGTAACCGCAGATGAAAATAAAAAAAGTAATTGGGCAAATTCATGGGATAGAATCAGAAGAACAAGAAGTACTTTATTAAAAGACTCTGATTGGACACAAGGTTCAGATAGTCCTTTAACAGACGCAAAAAAAACAGAGTGGGCTACATATAGGACTGCATTAAGAAATATTCCTACTACTTACTCTGAAGAACAACCAAGAAATATTACCTTTGATGGTAATTATGGAGATGTTAAGGTTAATGGTGTTGTTGTAATAACCAAACCAACATAATAAATATTGTGACAGACAAAGATAGAATTAATATTTTATATACAAGAATGAATACTTTAGAATCTACTATTATAGAATTAAAAGAAAGAATATCTAAGTTAACAAATGAAAGTTTTTATAATGATTATAAAAAAAGTTTAAAAGAGAGTAAAGAATGGCAATACAAAAAGTAATCTCATCAGTTTTAGACAATCCTGGTAGAAGAAATCATATTATTAATGGTAATATGCAAGTAGCACAAAGAAATACTAGCTTTACATCTGGAAGTAATAATGATGATGCTTATACACTAGATAGATTTTATATTCTTTCAGATGGTAATGATATTATAGATGTTACACAATCAACAGAAGTTCCATCTACTGCTTTAAACTCAATTGCTTTAGATGTAGAAACTGTAAACAAAAAATTTGGTATAGCACAAATTATTGAAAATAAGAATTGCTCGGGGTTAATAGGAAATACTGTTACACTTTCATTTGAAGCAAAAGTTTCTGCAACAACAAAACTAGATAATGTTAAAGCAGCAATAGTAGCTTGGGATGGCACAGCAGATTCAGTAACAAGTGATATTATATCTGCATGGGGAGCTGAAGATACAAACCCAACATTAATTACAAATGCTACTTATGAAAACACACCAGCAAATTTAAATGTAACAACTAGCTGGGCTAAATATTCAGTTAGTGGAACAGTTGATACATCTGGTGCAAAGAACATAATAATTTTTATTTGGTCAGATGTAACTGATACAACAGCAGGAGATTTTTTATATATTACGAATGTGCAATTAGAATTAGGAAGCACAGCATCTGATTTTGAACACAGACCTTTTGGTGAAGAATTAGTTTCATGTCAAAGATATTTTCAAAAATCTTATGCACAAGGGACACCAGTTGGAAATGCAAGTAGTACAAATAGATATTATTATTTAATAGGTGGTAATAATGATACTATTAACAAAGGTGGTTCTTATACTTTACAAACACAAATGAGAGCAACTCCAACAATGACATTTTATAATGATGCTGGAGCAACTGGAAACCTACAATCACCAGCATCTTCACCAAATGTAATTTTACTATCAACACATCATTATTCATTTTATATTAATACGGCAGAAAGAGAAATGTATGGACATCATACAGCAGAGGCAGAATTATGAGAAATTTTACATCAGTAACAAAAACATATTATGATGGAGAACACATAGGTTATGTCATTGTTGATAATGGTAAAACTAGTCATGTTCCATTAGATTCAGACAATAGTGATTATCGTGACATCCAAGAATGGATTGCTGATGGCAATACAGTTATAGATAATGGTGGTGGTGAATAATGACTAAAGCGAGAGAATTAGGAACATACGCAGGTAAAATAATACAAGTTGTAAATTCAATTAAGACAGACACAACGGCGAGTGCAGGTGCAGCAGCATGGAACGATAGTGGTTTATCTGCTGCAATCACACCATCATCTACATCATCAAAAATTTTAGTTAATGTTAATATGAGTGGTGCTCATACTACATCAAATACATGGTTAAAAATAGTACGAGATTCAACTGATTTAGGTTTGGGTGATGCTGATGGTTCAAGACTACAATGTACCTTTGGAAATTTCTATCAATTTAATGATGGTAATATTATGAAAACACATAGTTTTCAACTTTTAGATTCTCCATCTAGTACATCAGCATTAACTTATAAAGTTCAAGTTAGAAGTAATGGTGGTACATACTATGTTAATAGAAGTGTTACTGATGGTGATAGTGTAGATATAGGAAGAGCATCATCAACAATAACATTAATGGAGATAACAGGATAATAAAATCATAAATAATATGAAAGGAGTTAATTATGTACGAACATGACATCATACACGCAATCTTAGCTTTAGACTCAGACGCACAAGTGAGTGTAACTGGTGAGACTTTAGATGGCATTACATGGCATGATGGTAATCCAAACAATATTACCAATGACCAGATAACTACAAAACAGGCGGAACTAAAAACTCTATATGATAATCATCAATATTATAGAGATAGAGAAGTCGCATTTAGAGCGAAGTCATTACAAGAACAACTTGATATGCAGTACCATGACGCAGTAAATGGAACAACAACTTGGAAAGACTGGGTTCAAAGTGTAAAAGACGCTCACCCGAAACCATAATAATATTACTTGACTTTTGTAAAATAATGTATATAATGTATACATGAGAAAAAATAAACAAAAAAAAGTTAATATAGTTGTAACAAAGAAAAAGGTGAGGAGACCTGTTCTATCACAGATAGTAAATAAAATTAATAAAATTACAGGGAAACATACATCATGGCAAAATCGATTTTAACAAATAACAAAAAGAATACCATAAAGAAAAAAACATCAATTAGTGGAAACATATCAATGTTAAAAACTTCTTCAATGAATAAAAATAAAAAGAATCGTACTAAACCATATAATCGACAAGGTAGATAATTGTGTGGAAATATTGGTGTAAGGCGTTAGGAACAAAAGCCTTTGATTCTGATAGAAAGGCAGATAAGGTCGCAATCATCAGAACTCTTTGGGTATTAATGCACCTAATCACTTGTATCTTTATTGTTGTTGGTAATGGTAGACTCTTAGGTTTTTGGTAATGATTAAAATTAAAGATGTGAAATTTAGAGGACACGCTTTTTTATATGATAGTAAGATTATGTATCAAGGACAACAATGTTGGATTTGTGAATCAAAAACTCGATTTAAACAGATTAATATGTGTGTCTATTGTTACATTACTGGAAAGTACTCTGTAACCTACTGATATCATTGAATATTTATTTGCAATTTACCTATTGACAAAGTGCCCAGATATGTTATCATTACTATGTAATGAAAAATGATAATAGACAAAAAAAGACATCGTTAGCGAAACTACTCGCGACTGAAGATATTTCAGTTCATGTTAAGAAAGTTCCTACCGCCAGTTTTGATATTAAGAATAGAGAGTTATCTTTACCAGATTGGAAAGATATGACTCCCGATACTCTTGATATGTTAATTGGTCACGAAGTAGGTCACGCCCTTTATACTCCTATTGAGTTACTTGAAGAGGGTAGAGAAAGAAAGATTCCTAAATCTTTTATCAATGTTGTTGAAGATGTGAGAATTGAAAAAATGATTCAATCCAGATATCCTGGTTTGGTTAGACTTTTCAAAAACGCATATGTCGATTTAGTTGAGAAAGATATTTTTGGTATTAAAGATAAAGACCTTTCCGAACTTGGTCTTATTGATAGAATCAATATCTTTTATAAAACTGGTATTGATATTCCATTCTTAGATTCTGAGTCTTGGGTTCACGATAGACTCTCTAAATGTTCTACCTATCAAGATGTTTTAGAGTTATCAAAAGACATCGCTGATTTCATGGAAGACAACAAAGAGTCACAAGGTCAATCAGTTAAACAGAATGATGACTTAACTGAGTCAGAAGATTCTGAAAGTGAGTCAGAAGATTCTGAAAGTGATTCTGATGAGAAAGAAGATTCTCAAAGTGGGTCAGAAGATTCTGAAAGTGATTCTGATGAGAAAGGTGATTCAGATTCAAGTAAAAAAAGTGATGATTGGGATACTGATTATTCTTCAGAATCTATTACTGATAAAAACTTAGAAAAGAATTTATCTGAAAAAAGTGATTTGAATGGTGAGATGGATTATGTGAGTTTTCCAGATTATGACCTTAAAGATATTATTTGGTCTTTTGAGGAATGTCAAAAAATTCAAGATGACTTTGATACAAAACATAACTCAACGACTGATGAGAAAAAGACAATATATCAAGATGGGTTAAGAAAATATTTCATGGATTTCAAAAAAGAATCATCTTCTACTATTAATTATCTGGTAAAAGAATTTGAAATGAAAAAGAGTGCTTCTCTTTATTCAAGAGCCGCTACTTCAAAAAGTGGTTCTCTTGATGTTAACTCACTTCACAGATATAAATTTGATGATGACTTATTCAAAAAGGTAACTGTCTTACCAAATGGTAAAAATCATGGATTTATCATGTATGTTGATTGGTCTGGTTCTATGTATACAAACATTCTTCCGACAATGAAACAAATATTAAATCTTGTATGGTTTGCGAATAGAATTAATGTTCCTTTTGAAGTGTATGCGTTTTCATCTGAGAGTAAACATAATTCAAGTAATCGTTATTATGATACTGATACTGAGGTTCTTAACAGAAATGAATCTTCTTTTAAATATAAAGAAAATGATATGTTTATTGGAAATCTTGGATTATTTGAAATCGCCAGTTCAAAAATGAACTCAAAAAAACTTGATGATAGTTTATGTTTTTGGTTTGGTATCGCATTAAAAATGTTGAGAAGTTGGACTGAGCTTTTTCCTGGTTATCTAAATTTTAGAATGGTCGCCACTAAATTAGATATGCAGTCTACACCACTGATTGGTACTCTTGTTGTTCATGATAGAATTTCTAAAAATTTCATGACAAAACATAATGTTGAAAAATTAAATACAATCATTTTGACAGATGGTCTTGGTAACGCCGCTACTAGATATATGGAATCAAAAGATGAGGAAGGACATTGGAAACAGAAAACTTGTTCTGCTTTTACTTTTAATAGAAATGAGATTCCTTATTGTACTACTTTCAAATTAGGTAACAAAGAATTTAAGATTGACTCTTCATCGACACAATATGATTATGATAGTGAGACTTTGACAAGTGAACTTGTTAAGTTTCATAAGTCAAATATTTCACAATCTTTTATTGGTCTACATCTTTTACAGACTACTAAAAAAGGAATTCTGACTTCCAAAAGTTTTTCGGAGTTTAGTCATTATAATAAACCTATCGCGAAAGAATACAATATCGATTTTGATGGTTGGCACTTCTGGGATAGTGTTGAGGGTAAAAAGTTGGTAAAGAAAACAAATAAAGAAAAGTTTTTATCTTGTGGGAATGTCTTTAACTTTGATGACTATTACATTCTACCTGGCGGCGCTGGTTTGGAGTTAGATAATGATATGTTAGATGATGAGTTAGTTGGCGCCAGTAGAAAAGATTTGGTTAAGGCGTTTTCAAAAAACAGAGATTCGAGAAGTAATTCAAGAGTGTTCTTAAAAAGATTTGTGAGTAAAGTTGTTTAATAAAATAAATACTAATATACTACTGAAAGGGGGAATTTACAATGGCTAATCCAATGGAAAGACTAGAAGAGATACTTAATCGATTAGATGATATCGATGGTAGTATTGAAGAATTATCTGAACAGATAAGTGATTTATATGAAGATATGCCTAAGAAATGTGATGATTGTGACTGTTCGCATTGTTGTACAAAGACCAAAGATTATGGTTGGGATAATGAAGAATGTGAAGAAGATTGTGATGAAGATTCTTGTACCTGTGATGTAGATGAAGATGAAGATGAGTGGGAAGAGGATGAAGGTTGGAATGATGATGAAGATGATGATGAATGTGATAAAGATTGTGATGAAGATTCCTGTACTTGTGATGTCTACGCCGAAAATGATAACTGGGATGAAGATGATGAAGATGATGATGAAGATGATGATGAAGATGATGACTGGGATGACTGGGAAGATGATACTGACCAAAGGCGCAAAAGAGATAAATAACTACTGACCATAAGTCATGGTTAAAAAGACTCCCATATCACATGGGTTAAAAGTGTTCCATAAGTCATGGATTAAAAGACTCGCATAGGTCATGCGTTAAAAGATACATCTAATTTGAGAGGTGTAGGTCAATGACAATGTTACACGCATTAAGAAACTATCAAAGACAATCATGGAGAAAGAGACAAAATTCTCTTTTCACCAGACTTGTTTTAAGATAGAATTAAGAGGGAGTGTTTTTACACTCCTTTTTTTTTATTTAAGGTTTTGGATATTTATCCTTTACCGCTTTGATTGTCGCTTTCCAAGCGTCAATACCTTCATGATATATTTTATCTAGTTGTTCTTCAATAGTTGGATATTCAGTCACACGATTTCTTTGATATTCATCAGAGATATATCTTGTTTGTAGTTCTGATAATTTACTATCAAAAGCGCTTTCAGTAGGTTTGTTTGATTCATCTTCTTCTAACCACACTAAATTATCATAACCATTTCCATTTTCAAAACGAAATTTTGAATTTGGTGCTAATTCCAATATAGCTGTAATGTGTAATGTATTTTGATTTAATAACATAAATATCTCCTAAGACGCTTCTGGTATCCAATATGCAGTAACACTTTCCCATCCTTCTGAAAATACACCATCGACAGTAAATTTATAATAGTAACCATTTGGAACAACTACCATACCTGCTGCATACCATGAGTTGTTATTGTAATCATTACCATTCGCATGAAATGATGTATAACTACTTGTGTTTGGGCCTAAAAAGATTTGACCACCATTTCTATAACTACCATTCCAAAGCACTAGTAAGTATCCATTTTCACTGGCCTGATAATCTGTTGCTGCGCTTCTTGTCGCTTTGTTATCATAATCTGGTGGTCTAATAACATCAAAGGATGTGTTCTTTATCGTTGAATATGTTGACATTGATTACTCCAATTAGTATCTCTTTAAAGTATATTTATACATCCTCTGTAACGAACACAGTAATATATATAAAAATAAAGATTTTAACAGAAGTATAAATACGAGTATTAGGAGTTGAGTAAATGAGTGTAAACTTTGAAACATATGATGAACCCCAACCAACAGACAATTCAGACTTTGATTCACTACTGATAGAATGTCAAGGTGAATGTAGATTAGATGAGAATGATGTTTGTGAAGGTTGTGGTAGAACTATAGAAGAAATAGAAAATAACTACAATAAATAAACTTATGGAAGAAACTTATTTTGCTGGTAGAGATGGATTCTCTTGGTTTATAGGTGTCGTAGAAGATAGAAACGACCCAGATAAATTAGGAAGAGTTCGTGTTCGTTGTTTAGGATATCACACAAGAGATTTAAATCAAATACCAAGTGTCGATTTACCTTGGGCTGAGGTTCTCGCACCAACTACAAGTACATCAATGAATGGATTAGGATTAACTCCATCACATTTAGTTGAAGGTACATGGGTTATTGGTTTTTGGAAAGACGCAGGATTAAAACAAGAACCAGTTATCATGGGAACACTACCTGGTGTACCAAAATACAAAGCAGATAATCGTTATGGATTTAGTGATTTAAGAACGATGTCTACTGATGTTCCATATCCACCAAAGACTTGGACTTATAATACAGATGGAACAGGAATAACAATCACAGAATACACTGCGAGTGAAAGAAAGAATTATCCAGATGTAAAACTTGGTGAGTCTGATACAAATAGACTCGCACGAAATGATAGTACATCACAACACGAAATAATATCAAGAAGAAGTACAAATAGAGATACGGATATTCCTACCGCAGAACATATCTCGACTGGACTTGGCGCAGACAGTACAGTCAGTGCGTCTACATTTAATGAACCAACTTCAGATTATGGTTCAACATATCCTTACAATCATGTATCAGAAAGTGAAAGTGGTCACATATTCGAAGTAGATGATACACCAACAAAAGAAAGATTAACAGAGTTTCATAGAACTGGAACAGGATATGAAATCAATAGTGATGGTACAAAAAATGAAACTATTGTTGGTGATAGTTTTACAAAAATTTTAGAGAACGAACATATTCATGTTGAAAAAGATTCAATCGTTACGATTGATAAAGGTAAAAAGATTTATGTTAACAAAGATGGTGGAAGTGGTAATGATTTAACAATTCAAATTGGTGATAATGGAAGTATTAATATTTCTGTTGATAGTGGTGATGTAAATCTAAATGTACAAAATGGAAATGTTAATAAAAAAATAAATGGTAATCTAAATGAAACAATTACTGGAAATGTAGTGAGAACAGTAAGTGGTAATGTTACTGAAACTATTAGTGGTAGTCAAACAACAAACATTACAGGAACACTAACTGAAACCGCCGCCACTGGCAACTTAACATTTACTGGTGGTTCTGTTTCTTCAAACGGAATTGTATTACATACTCACTTACATACTGGTGTTACTTCTGGCCCAGCAAATACGGGAGGGCCAACTCAAGGATAAGGAGATTTAAATGTGTAAGGATATCGCAGACCAAGAGATGTACAGACCTTTACCAGATAACTTAACTGTTAAAGAAAGTATGGTAGAAGGTATAGGATTATTCGCAACTGATTTTATTCCATGTGGAACAGAATTAGGTTTATCACACATTCAGATTGATACTGAAATTATTAGAACACCAATAGGTGGATTTTATAATCACTCATTAAAACCAAATGCAGAAAAAATTCAAAAAGGATGGAACAAATGGTATTTGGTAACTACTAAAGATATTAATGTTAATGAGGAAATACTTGTAACATATACTTTTCATAACAAATTAAGTGAGAAAGTGAGAGGTCAAATGGTAATGAGATTTCTTGAAGAGAACTAAGTATTACCTTATAAATAAACATTAAGGAGTTCTATAACTAAATGGCGAATTATACAACCTTTTCATCTGGAGCATTCACAGACGCACAAAAGACAAATGAAACTACTAGAAGTGCGAAGATATATACGGATTTAAATTTATATTTTCAAAGAAATAGTTCTAACCAAGATATTAACAAAGTTACAGATGTACAAGCAGTTAAACGAGCGATTCGTAATTTAGTTCTTACAAATCACTATGAAAGACCATTTCATCCAGAGATTGGTTCTGGTGTAATGGATATTTTGTTTGAACCAATGACTCCAACTACCGCATTAATATTAACTAAACAAGTTGAAGATGTAATAAACAACTTTGAACCAAGAGCGAGATTGGTTAATGTTCGTGCGATAGAAAATTTAGATAGAAATGCGTATGAAGTTAGTATCGATTTTTATGTCGTAAACGCACCAACAGAACTAGCGACATTAGACATTTTATTAGAGAGATTAAGATAAATGGCAACAAACGATAAAAGACTTAGAGTTACCGAATTAGATTTTGATGATATCAAAACAAATTTAAAAACATTTTTAAAAGGACAAACAGAATTTAAAGATTATGATTTTGAAGGTTCTGGAATGTCTGTACTATTAGACTTACTTGCGTACAATACTCATTATCTCGCATTCAACGCAAATATGTTAGCGAATGAAATGTTTTTAGATAGTTCCGCTCTTCGTTCAAGTATTGTTTCGCATGCGAAGATGTTAGGTTATACTCCACAATCACCAACCGCACCAAAAGCGACCATTGATGTAACTCTCAATAATACAAATCTTTCAAGCGCTTCAATAACCGCAGGAACAAAATTCTCAACAACAGTAAACGGAACAACTTATAATTTTGTTTCAAAGTCAGATGTATCAACTACATCAGTTGATGGTGTTTTAAAGTTTTCAAATTTAGAAATATTTGAAGGAACATATGTAACAAACAAATATATTGCGAGTCCAAGTGATGTAGACCAAAAGTTTACTATTCCAAGTAATAGAGTTGACACAAGTACATTAACAGTTAAGGTTCAAGACTCTGCGACTGATACTGATACAAATACTTACACACTCGCAACTGATATAACCCAGATTACAGACACTTCTACTGTTTACTTTTTAAAAGAAGTTGAGAATGGAGAGTTTGAAGTTGAGTTTGGTGATGGTGTTATTGGTAAAGGTTTATCAGAGGGTAATGTAGTTATATTACAATATGTTATTACAAACAAAGATGAGGCGAATGGAGCTTCTTCATTTACCGCACCTTCAGCGATATCTGGCGTTACTGATATTACAGTCGCAACTGTTTCTAACGCAGCAGGTGGTGGAGAGGCGGAATCACTCGCTTCTATAAAATATAACGCACCACTGGATTACGCAACACAAGGTCGTGCGGTAACTGGTAGTGATTATAAAGTTAAAGTTAAGGATTTATTCCCAGCCGCAACTACAATTCAAGTTTGGGGTGGAGAGGATGGAAACGCTTCTAGTTCTACCGCAGAATATGGAAAGGTTTTCATTTCTATTAAACAATCAAGTGGCGCGAATCTTACAACCACACAAAAAACAAATATCGTGGATGGTTTGAAAAAATTAAAAGTCGCTTCTGTTACTCCAGTGATAGTTGACCCAGAAACAACATTTATATTTGTAACTACTCGATTTAAATATGATTCATCAGAAACAACAAAAGATGTTTCAGATTTAGTATCAGATGTTACAACAACATTACAAAATTTTAATACATCGGAGTTAAATAAATTTGATACTGTGTTTAGATATTCAAAAGTAGTCGCATTAATAGATGGTACAAACAAAGCGATTGATTCAAACATTACAACCATACAACTCGCACAAAAATTTACACCTACATTAAATTCATCAACAAATTATACATTAGAATTTAATAACGCATTATATAATCCACACAGTGGTCATAACTCAAGTAGTGGTGGTATTGTTTCTTCAACTGGATTTAATGTTGGAAGTGATGGTAATGAATATTTCTTTGATGATGATGGTCAAGGAAATCTTAGAAGATATTACTTTGTTGGTAGTTCAAGAACCTACGCAGACAACACTGCAGGGACAGTAACATATTCTACAGGTACAGTCGCAATCAATGCGTTAAACATTACAGGGGTTTCAAATGTTGATGGTGAAACAAGTACTCAAATAAGACTTGTTGTTAAACCAGATTCAAATGATGTCGTTTCAGTAAGAAATAATTTATTAGAAATAGATTTTTCAAATTCATCAATTACTGGTGAGATAGATACTGTAAGTTCTGGTAGTTCATCTGCAGGAACAGGATATACAACAACATCATCATATAGTTAAATACAATGGCAGAGAATGAATCTACTTTAAAGAAAAAACTTTCTCCTTTAATTGAGGGTCAGTCACCAGACTTTGTTCGTGGTGAACATGATTTATTTGTTAAGTTTGTAAAAGACTATTATCGTTTTTTAGAATCTGGTGAGTTAGTTTTATCTGGAACAATTAACAATATAATTCAAGAAACAGATTCAACAAATTATATTATTGATTCTGAGGGTGATAGAATTGTTACTGAAGATTCAACAATAACTTTTACTGCTGGTGAAACTATTACAGGTTCAACCTCAAAGGCGACCGCAACAGTTTTAGTAAGTGATGTAGATAGTGGTAATAAAAGACTTTTCATTTCCGCACAACAAAAATTTATAACTGGCGAAACGATTACAGGTTCAACATCTAGTTCATCTGGAACTATTGTTTCTTATCGTGGTAATCCAGTTCAAAACATTCAACAACTTTTAGAATACGCAGACGCAGATAATACCATTTATGATTTTCTTGAGAATATGCGTAACTCCTTTCTACAAGCGTTACCATATGAACTCGCCACTGGTGTTGATAAAAGAAAATTAATTAGAAATATTAGAGATTTATATTCTGCGAAAGGAACTTCAGAATCTCACAAAACTTTAATGAGATTACTTTTTGATGAAGAATCAGAAGTTGTATATCCAAATGAATTTTTACTTAAACCTTCTAATGGTAATTGGGAAAAGAAAAGAATCATGCGTGTTGTCGTTAGTGGTTCTAACTTCTCACCAGAAGAATTTATAGGACAAAAGATTACTGGTGAAAGTTCAGACGCAACAGCCTTTGTAGAATCTGAATTAACATTTGTTGAAGGTACAGATTCAGTTACAGAATTTGATTTAGATGAAAATCAAATCACAGGAACATTTACTTCTGGAGAAACAATCTCTGCGGTTTCAAATACAACAGATTTAACAATCAAAGCGACTGTCAAATCTATTGTAACATCTGCGAGTGTTTCCACAACTGGAAGTCTTTATACAGATGGACAAACTGTAAATGTAATCACAGGTTCAACTGGTGGTAATAGTCTCGCGACTGTTGTTGTTGATGGTATTGGACAAGGTTCAGTAGATGGTATAGTTATTGATGACGCAGGAACAGGATTCGCAGTCGGAGATGTAATTAATTTTAACAACACAGGAACAAATGGTTCTGGTGTTGAAGCGAAAGTTACAGTAGTCGGTGGTGGAATCGCACCAGAGAGTGGAACAGTATCAGCAGGTGGAATATCTGCGACTGACCATATTGTTCTTGAAGATTACACAGGTGTTACAGACCAAGACAGAGGAAATAAAATTGTAGTTGAAACAGGAACATTTGCAAATTTAAGTGTCGCAAGTGAAGCGGGTGAAATAACAGATATACAAATTACAAAATCTGGTAGTGGTTATGAATCATTACCTTTAATTTCATCAGTAACAACTTCTGGTGGTACTGGCGCAAAGTTAAAACCTTTCTCAAACACAATAGGTACAGTTCAAGGATTAAAAGTTACAAACAATGGTTTAAATTACGCAAGTGCTCCAACTTTACTTTTTTATAGAAACGCAGTATTAAAAGATATTACTGGAACATTCGCAGTAGGGGATTCATTAACTTCACATACAGGAACAGTAGTTTCATTTGATTCTGATAGACAACTTCTTGTTGTAAGTTTAACAGTCGCAGGTACTTGGACAGATGGAACTTCGGTTACTACAAGTGGAGCGTCTGCGACAATTGGACACGCTGCGTTTGGAACAGGTACATCAAGTGTAGGAATTATTTCAACAAAAGATGGAGATTTCTTAGATGAGAAAGGAAAGGTAAGTGAGTCAATCATGAGAATACAAGATGGTGATTACTATCAAGATTATTCTTATGAGATTAAAGTTGGTCAATCACTTTCAGAATATAAAAACGCATTGTATAAAACTACTCATCCAACAGGTTGGAAAGTTTTTGGTAAGGTAACTGTCGCAACTTTAGTTTCCGCACAAATTAAACAACCTGCGGGAACAGAGGTAGGTGGTTTTGATGGTGATGATACATTCACACCAGAACTGGCATCTACATTCGAAACAATATTCTCATCTGTATTTGGTAGAAGACTTGGAACATCAACTGATGGTAGTTCATTAAGTTCATCACCAATGGTCGCAACTGATGGTTTATTAACCGCAGGAGAAAGAGATGTAACATTATCATCAGAATATCAAGTAGAGGTATCATCAGAACCAGATGGAAGAAGTTCTGGATACGGAAAAGAGGTTATCGCAAATATCGCACTCTCTGCGTTTACAGAGGCACCAGTCATCAGACATTTAGAATTAGAAGAAGACACTGGCCCTGGCGATATTCTATGGAAAGATACTGGTGATAAGATTATTTTAGAAAATGGAACATCAGTTGGATTAAACGCATATGGTAGACAAATCATGTCGGAGTCTGATACTACAAATGATTATCAAAAATATCCACTTCACGCAATCGGTGGTATTGTAATCAATCAAGTGTCTGTTCCATCAGAATTTTTATTAGAAACTTCACAGGGTGATGATTTAGATAATATTTTATTAGAAGATGATACGGGTGGTGTTTTACAGTTTGAGGTTGGTATCAAATCTAAAATTCCTACTGTCGCATTTACTACAGAATTCAAAGGTGCGAAGATACCAACAAATATTCCAGATACTCAATTTAGTTCTGAACTATTCTCATCAAATCAATTTACACTTGATTCAAGTTCATTAACTTTTGATGATGGTACAGGATAATGTGTTATAAATATTAGGAAAGGACAATTAAATGGCAAAACAATCTATTAACATTGGTTCAACCGCAAATGATGGAACAGGGTCTACACTTAGAGATGGTGGTGACTTAATCAATGATAACTTTAATGAAATATATACAAAGTTAGGAGATGGTTCAACTTTAACAAGTGCGATAACAGCAACAGCGACAACTTTAACATTGTCAAATACATCTTTTGCCTCATTTCAAATTAAAGATACAAGCGAAGACCATACTTACAATTTTACAGTCAATGAACTCGCAGCAAATAGAAATGTTGAATTACCATTACTAGGTTCTGATGATGTTTTTGTATTCGAGGCGCATACACAAACACTTACGAATAAAACTTTAACAACACCAATCGCAAACGCTGGTATACAGTTAAAGAATGGAGCGACTTCCGCAGGATTCCTAGAATTTTTTGAAGATAGTGATAATGGTACTAACAAGGTTACTTTAATAGGCCCAGCGTCTACTGGAGATGTTACAATCACATTACCTTCAACCGCAGGTACTGTCGCATTAACATCAGATGTTAGTGTAACCGATTCAAGTACAACTACATTTTCAAATAAAAGTATTGACTTAGATTCAAATACTTTATCTGGTACACTTGCTGAATTCAATACCGCATTACAAAGTGATAGTTTTGTTTCATTAACAGGTTCAGAAACATTAACAAATAAAACATTAACAACACCAACATTAACAACACCAATCGCAAACGCTGGTATACAATTAAAGAACGGCGCAACCTCTGCGGGATTTTTAGAGTTCTTTGAGGATAGTGACAATGGTACAAATAAAGTTACACTGATAGGCCCAGCGTCTACTGGAGATGTAACATTAACTTTACCATCAGCGACTGATACTTTAGTTGGTAAAGACACAACAGATACACTCACAAATAAAACTTTAACAAATGCAAAAAGAACATGGATTACTAAAACTAATAGTGACTCTCCATATACGGCGAGCGCTGGAGATTTAATATTTGTTGATACAAGTGGTGGCGCAGTTACAGTAACTTTACCAGCGTCTCCAAGTGTTGGTGATGAGGTAAGATTTATAGATAGTACCGCTAGTTTTGATAGTAACGCATTAACTGTCGGTAGAAATTCAGAAAAAATACAAGGAGATGCTGCCGACCTCACTGTAAACACAGAAAGAGCTGGTCTTGGACTAGCGTATTCTGGTTCATCAAATGGTTGGTTGTTAATAGAGAAATAAAATGGGAACATATGAAAGTATTAAATACGATTTTGATGGTTCAAATTTAACTGGACTTGCCGCAGGTGGTGGTAAAGTATTACAAGTTGTTGAAGGAACTGATACTGCGACAAGAAATACACAAAGTCACAGTTATACAGATACAGGTTTAAGCGCTTCAATAACACCAGCGAATACCGCTAATAAAATATTGGTTACAGTTACATACGCAAGTACAGATGTTGATGCAATATCATATACTCAAAGTGGAAAAACTACAAGTTTTTATAGAGAGAATAACGCAAAAGTAAATCTTGTAAGAGGTTCAACACAATTAGAAGAATTTAACCTTTTTGGTTCTTTTTTTCAAAAATATGCTGACACTAATCCAGGGACAGAATTTTTACATGGTCATACTCAATTACATAGACCACTTTCTTTTCAATATTTAGATTCACCAAGTACAACTTCATCAACAACTTATAAAACACAATTTTTAGAAACATCAGTAGGAACAACCAGTGTTGGTTCAATAACTTTAATAAATGGTAGAATACAATTAATGGAGATAGATGGTACATAATCATGGCAAAATATTCACTAATACAAAATAATATAGTAATGAATGTGGTTGACCAAACACCAGAATGGATTTCTTCACAATCAAACGCAAGTGACTGGATTGCGAACTCAACTCTATCTGGTGATTTAGATATTATTGGAGCGACACACAATCCAGATACAAATGTTGTAACTTATGCGAATAAAACAATTGGATTGAGTGAGGAAAATACAGATACTACAAACCCAAAACCAAGACACGCAGTCGAATCTGAAATTGATACGATTAGGACTGTCGCAGGTAAATATCCAGATATTTTTAGCAACCCATCTGGACTACAAATTGGTAGATTAATATGGATTCCAGAATCTCAATTTGGTCTTTGGTATAATCTTATTCCACCAAAAGCTCCTGTTTTCGGTAGTGATTATCTTTCACCATCTGATATGTGGTCAGTTGAAACAGCAGCGTTTATGAACACACCTGGAACTGGAACTGTCGCAGTAGATACTCATAACGCATTTAACGCATGGATTAAAGAGGCGTATAATGTTGGTTATATATTCGCAGATTTTCCAGAAGGTCACACACAAGTAAGAGCGTATGGTGCGAAACTTACACCACCATATCAAGATACTGGTAGTACATTTACTAGGGGTTCAGATACAATAAGTATTTTTAGGATAAATTTATATTAATTATGTTCGATATAGATGTTGATATTCAAGAAATTACATATACAGAGACAATAAAAACAGATGAATATTATGGAATAATTTTTATGTTTGATAATATTAAGGAATTAGATGATGAAGTTTTTGAAGAACCTGTTTAAAAAACCAAGTTTAGAATTCATTTCTTTAGTACCAGGTTTGGCTAATATAAAAGAACTACAACCAAAACTCGCTAAGGATTTCATTCCACAATGGTGGAAGAATTTACCAAGTACAACAGATGAAAGAGGCCTTAATACTTTTAAAAAATGTCCTGTAATACCAGAGTTATATGATAGGGGATATATATTACCACTATGGACTGATTTATATATTCGAGTAGATAAAGAAAGTGTATATTTTGATACTCCAGGCAGAACAGAATTATCTCGTTTTCCATTTATTACACATCCTATGTCACAATTAAGTGACCATCTTTCATCAGATTTTCATAGTAAATATCATCCTTTTTTGTGTAAGGCAGTAATCCCCTGGCGAGTAATAGCTCCAAAAGGTTGGTCAATATTTGAACTACCATTATTTTGGGAATTTAACAAATGGACTCCATTAGTAGGAACTTCTCATACTGACATATTCTTTCAACCAAATGTTAATTTTGTACTTGATAAAAGTGTAAAAGAATTAACAATACCTAGAGGAACACCTTTCGCTTGGTATGTTCCATTTAAAAGAAATGACAAACTACCTCTTGAAATTAGAGAATTAACTCCAGAAGATAATTATAAAATAAAACAATCAGATTTACATATAATGTCAAAATGGACTGGTGGTTATAAAAAATTAAGAACGGAAAATGAAAAACCTGGCTGTCCTTTTGGTTTTGATAAAATATTCAAGTAATTGATACAAAGTATGATAAATAGTTAAAAGGATTAATAATAAACAATGGCAACAAGAAACGCACCAAATACTTTCACATTAGAACAATTTAGAGTAGAGTTTAATGAACTCGCAACTGATATTGGAAATGTAACAGGTTCATCACAAGGTGACCAGTTAAACACAACCGCAACAGATATCGTAGGGGCGATTAACGAACACGAAAGTGATATCGCTTCGTTAAGTCAATCTTTTTCAATAACACTCGCAGGTGATAGTGGTAGTAATCAAACAATATCAACCGCTAACACTATGACTATCGCTGGTGGAACAGGTCTTGATACAGTCGCAAGTGCGACAGACACACTTACAATTAATATTGATTCAACAGTCGCAACTCTTACGGGTTCACAGACACTTACTAATAAAGTATTAACAACACCAACATTAACTACACCTATAGCGAATGCTGGTATTCAATTAAAAAATGGAGCGACTTCCGCAGGATTCTTGGAGTTCTTTGAGGACAGTGATAATGGTACTAATAAAGTAACTTTAATAGGCCCGGCGTCCACTGGAGATGTTACACTTACTCTACCATCAGCGACTGATACTCTGATTGGTAAAGATACAACAGATACTCTAACAAATAAGACCATTGATTTAGCAAGTAATACAGTTACAGGTTCACTCGCAGAATTTAACAGTGCGTTACAAAGTGATAGTTTTGTTTCACTTACAGGTTCAGAAAGTTTATCAAATAAAACTTTAACAAGTCCAGTAGTTACAAGTCCAACATATACTTGGACTACAAAAACAAATTCTGACTCACCATACACAGCGACCGCAGGTGATTTCTTGTTCATTGATACAAGTTCTGGAGTAGTTACAGTCACTCTCCCTTCATCAGCGAGTGTAGGACACACGATTAAATTTAAAGACCTCGCTTCTAATTTCGCAACAAACAATTTAACTGTTGGTAGAAATAGTCATAAAATTGAGGGTAGTGCTTCTGACTTAACTGTAAACAATAATGGAGCAGGATTTACACTTGTTTATTCTGGCGCAACTTATGGTTGGTTAATACAAGATGTATAAATATAATTTAAAGGAATATAACAAATGGCCGCAATTATAACAGAAAAATTTAGGATTCACAACGCAGAACAATTCTCTGAATCATTCAGTGAAACATCTGCGACAACATATTATCTCACAATAGGAAAACCTATCGCATTTACATCCGATACAAGTGGTGGAACAGATTTATCACCACCAACTCCAGTAGATGATGTAAGTTCAGAATATTACGCATGGGATAGTATGATAGCGGCTAAGAAAATAACAAGTTCAGATATTGTTAATGTTATTCCTAGAAGAAACTGGGCTAACTCAACAACATACGATATGTATGAAGATAATATAAGTTCATCAAACACTACAACTTCTGGAGCAACAAACCTTTATGATTCAACTTTTTACTTTATGACAAGTGATTTTAAAGTATATAAAGTTTTAGATAATAATGGTGGAACTGCTTTTTCTGGAAGTGAACCAACATCAACATCTACTACACCATTTGAATCTGGTGGGTACATATTAAAATATATGTACACATTAACAACTGCACAAGTTCAAAACTTTTTAACAACTGACTTTATGCCAGTCGCAACTGATAGTACTGTATCAACCGCAGCAGTGGCTGGTAAAATAGAATCAGTTATAGTAACCGCAGGGTCTGGTTATACAAATGGTACATACTACGCACCAATTCATGGAGATGGTTCAAACGCAGGAACATCATCTGGTGGAATTTTAAGAATTACAATCGCAGGTGGAGCGCTCGCTTCATTTGGATTAACCGCAGGAACTGATACAACAATTCACGCAGGTGGTACTGGATATACTTTTGGAACAATTGATTTAACAGATGTTTATACTGACGCAGCATTAACTTCTTCTACAACAGTAGGTAGTGGTTCTAACGGAGCGGTACAAGTTATCATTTCTCCACAAGAGGGACATGGTAATGACGCAGTTAAAGAACTTGGTGGACATTATGTTATGTTACATACAACTCTCACCGCAGCAGAGGGTGATGATTTCTTAACAGGTAACGATTTTAGACAAATAGGTTTAGTAAGAGACCCATATAACTTTGGGACAACAACTATTTCTACCGCAACTACACTTCGAGCGGTTAAAGCAATAAAACTCGCAAGTGGCGCAGGAACTTTCCAAGCAGATGAGAAAATTACTCAGGCGACTACAGGCGCGATAGGAAAAGTTGTAGAATATGATTCAACAAATCGTATTCTTTATTATCAACAAGAAAAATTTACAGATTTTGGAGTCGCAAGTGATGGTGATAAAATAGCATTTAGTGGAACAAACACAATCACAGGCGCAACCTCATCAGCAACAGGAGCACCCGATGATGGTGCTGACAGCGCAGTAACACTTACAGGTGGAAATACAATAACATTTACGGATGGTTTCGCGAATGAAGAAATAGAACCAGATAGTGGAGACTTAATGTACTTCGAAACTAGAAGACCTATTTCAAGAGCGACAGACCAAACAGAAGATATAAAGTTGATAATAGAATTTTAAGTAAGGATATAACATGGAAAAAACAAATTTAAATATCTCTCCTTACTATGATGACTTTGATGAAACGGATAATTTTAATCGTGTTTTATTTAGACCATCATTTGCAATACAGGCTAGAGAACTAACAACACTACAGACCATTCTTCAAAATCAAATCGATAGATTTGGTAGACATATGTTTAAAGAAGGTTCAATGGTTATACCAGGTAACATTGGATTTACTAATGAATTTTTCGCAGTAAAATTACAATCAACATTTTCTAGTTCTTCAATCGCAGGTGATATCCAAGACTATGTAGGTACAAGAATTACAGGAGCAAGTTCTGGTGTTGTCGCAGAGGTTATTCAAGCCGAGGCAGGAACAAGCACTGACCCTATTACACTATTTGTTAAATATATAAAAACAGGAACTAACAATACTTCAGCAATATTCACTAATGGAGAAAATATTTCTTCAGATGGAGTCATTGGTTCTTTTAGCGCAGACGCAGCATCAGCGACACTACAATCCTCAGACGCAACCGCAACAGGTTCATCTGCAAGTATAGAACAAGGTGTTTACTTTATTCGTGGACATTTCGTTCGTGTTGGAACACAAAGAATTATTTTAGACAAGTATACAGATACACCATCATATAGAATTGGTTTAACACTTACTGAAACTCTGGTAACTCCAGAATCAGATTCACAACTTCTTGATAACGCAACTGGAACAAATAATTACGCAGCGAAAGGTGCTCATAGATTAAAAATATCAGCGACTCTTTCTAAACTCGCAATAGGTTCAACAGAAGATACTAACTTCGTTGAATTAATGAGAGTTAAAAACGGAATAATACAAGAACAAGTTAGAAATACTGAATATTCTGTTCTAGGTGATAATCTCGCAAGAAGAACTTACGATGAATCTGGAGATTATAGTACAAAATCATTTAGTGTTGAATTAAGAGAAACATTAGATGATGGTTTAAATGATGGTATCTATACAAGTGGTACAACAACTGATGATGGTAATACCGCAAGTGATGATTTCCTCACCGCACAAATATCATCTGGAAAGGCGTATGTTCGTGGTTATGAAATCGAACAGGTCGCACCAACATTTGTTGATATTCCTAAACCAAGAAGTTTTGAAAATTTAAATGGTGGAGTCACAGTACAAGAACTTGGAAACTTTGTAAAGGTTACGAATGTTCATAGTATTCCAGAAGTTTCTCCAAACATCGCAAGTAATGTAACACCATATAATACAGTAAACTTACATGATACCGCAACTTCAACTCGTGGAACAGCAGCAGGTACAAAGATTGGTGTCGCAAGAGCGAGAGCGATTGAACATATCAGTGGAACAGATAATACAAACTTCTTATCTGATACCGCAGGTAATAGTAGTGAATTCAGATTATATCTTTTTGATGTAAAAATGTTCACCGCCATTACATTGGATGGAACACCAAGTCCAGCAATCGCAGCAGGTTCAAAAATAACAGGTGTTACATCTGGCGCAACTGGATTTGCTTTCGCAGCAACTAGTGGAACAGGATTAACTTTAGTATCAGTTAATGGAACATTCTCAAGTGGAGAAAAAATTACTTCTTCAAACTCAAGTGAAACATCACAAATAGTTGAGAATAGTGGTAATACAGATTTAACTATTTCCGCAATAGTAACAAATAATTTCTCAAAAGCTAAACAAGCTCATATGGCCGCAACTGGTGGTTCAAATGTTGATTTCACTGCAGATATAAAACTTGCAGATGAAGTTACACTTTCTGGTACATACATTACAGAAACAACTGGTACTAATAATTTAATTGGTATATCTGGTTTTGATACAGGAGAAGTCATTGTAGGTGATACTCTTGTAATTCCAGTAGGAGATGGTACAACAGAGGAAAGAATAGTAGATGGAGTTACATCTGCCGCAATATCTTTCACCGCAGCACCTTCAACAGATGTAGTTACATCTGCGAACATTGTAAGAAAAAGAGCTAAACTAGAAGAACAAACTAAGAATGTTCTTTTAAGAAAACTTAAAAAGAAAAGAGTTAAAACTTTAAAAACTGATACTAATAGTGGTGTCGCAGACACGACAATCACAATCAGAAGACAATTTACCTCAACACCAAACTCATCTGGTATTATAAGTCTAAGTGCAGGCGCGAATGAAACTTTCGCATCAGCGACAAACGCAAACTATACAATAGGAATTGTTAAAGATGGAACAGGTGGTAGTGGTGACGCAGGAGATATTGTAGATATTACAGGTTCAAATGTTAGTGTTGGTGGAGCAGGTACAGGTACTTTAACAATTACATCAACAACTATTTTTGGAACAAGTGGAGATTTCTCAGTACAAGTTCTCGCAACATTAACAAGAACTGTATCAAATGAAAAATCAAAAACACTTAAATCATCAAAACAAGTAAAAGTTTTAAATGGTGGAGCAACTGGTCATGTTTATGGAACAGACGCAACTGACAATGAAATTTCATTAGGTCGTGCAGATTGTTTTAGACTTCGCGCAGTTTACGAGGCAGCAGATGCAAGTACAGATGCTACCGCACCTGCATTACCAATAGGAACTATTACAGGAACTTTCCAAAGAGGTGAAACAATTACAGGTGGAACATCTGGAGCAAAAGGTATATTAATTACAACAACAGACCCATTATCATATGTTCTTCTTACTTCAACAGATTTCTCAGCGAGTGAAGAAGTAACAGGCGCAACCTCTGGAGCAACTGCTACAATAGATGGCGCAGGCGTAACCGCAGGAGCGAGTGTTGTAACAAGTAATTATGTTTTAGATGATGGTCAAAGAGATAACTTCTATGATATATCAAGACTTGTTAGAAAGGTTGGTGTTCCAGCACCAGTAGGAAGATTACTTGTAGTCTTTGATTTCTTTGAACATGGTACTGGTGATTTCTTTAGTGTTGATTCTTATTCTGGTATTGATTATAAAGACATACCAATATACAAAGCAACTCGTGTTGACCCAGATACTAGAGAGCCAGGTGGTTTATTTGATTTAAGAGATTCTCTTGACTTTAGACCAAGAGTCGCAGATATTGGTGGGGCAAGTGGAACTGTTACCGCAACAGATACTATAACAGGTTATTCTTTTGATTTCGCTTCAAGAGCGTTTTCTGGAACAGGTTCATCAACAGTAGATATCTGTCAAGATGGAAGTAATGTTGTTTATGATTTAGATTTTTATCTTGGAAGAAAAGATTCTATTTTCTTAAATGAAAAAGGTGAGTTTAAATTAATACAAGGCGCACCATCAGAGAATCCTACATTACCAAAAGCTATTGATAACGCAATGAAAATTGCTGATGTGTTCTTAGAACCATTTGTTGTAAATGTTACTGAAGATACAGACTTTAAAAAACAAATTAATAAAAGATACACAATGCGTGATATCGGAAGACTTGAAAGAAGATTACAAAATGTGGAATATTACACTGCATTAAGTTTGTTAGAACAAGATACACAATCATTTGAAATAACAGATGAAAATGGTTTAAGTAGATTTAAATCTGGTTTTGTTGTAGATAATTTCTCTGGTCATAGAGTTGGTAATCCTTTACATGAAGATTATAGTGTTTCTATTGACTTTGAAAATAATGAGTTAAGACCAAAATACTTTATGAAAGGTATTTCTCTTACAGAAGAAAATACAACAGACGCAGAAAGAACATCAGATGGTTATCAAAAAACTGGTGATGTTGTTACACTACCTTACACTCATGTCGCAAGTATTACACAACCATATGCGACAAGAACAGAAAAGGTAAATCCATTTCTAAACTTCGCATTTACTGGTATTGTAAAATTAAGTCCAGATGGTGATGAGTGGTTTGAAGTTCAACAAAATCCAGATATTATTCTTCAATTAAATGAAGGAAACTTCGATACTGTTTTTGCTCAAAATGAAAATTCAATAGGAACAGTTTGGAACGCATGGGAAACACAATGGAGTGGTGTTACAACTACAAGACAAGTTACTGAAAGAGATGGTAGAAGACAAGTTAACACAACTATCTTAGAAGAAGCAGGACTAAGAACTAGAGGTGGAGTTAATACTCAAGTTGTTGAACAAATTGATGTAGAAGTGGTAAATGAAAGAGTTTTATCACAAGCATTAATTCCATTTGTAAGAGCCAGAACTGTTACTTTCACCGCAACTGGAATGAAACCAAATACAAGAGTTTATCCATTCTTTGATAAGAGAAGTATTACCGCATATGTTACACCAGATGGTGGTTCACTTGGTGGTAACTTAACAACTGACGCAAATGGTAAAGTAGTAGGAACATTCGCAATTCCTAATCCAACTGTCGCAGGAAATCCAAGATGGAGAACTGGAGATATAAACTTTAGATTAACTTCAAGTTCAACTAATACAATCACAGCGGTTGATACTGTCGCACAGGCGACATACAGCGCAAAAGGTATATTTGAAGTTAGAGAAAGAGATATTATAGGAACTAGAAATGCAAGAGTTGAAGTAACTGATGTAAGTCAAAGTGTAGAAGTTCAAAGAGAACTCGCAAGAACAAGTAATACTACTTGGATTGACCCACTCGCACAATCTATTATTTCAGAGAGTGGTGTAGGAGAATTCTTAACAAAAATTGATATCTTCTTCTCAACAAAAGATGCAACAATTCCAGTAACTCTACAAATCAGAGAAATGGATAATGGATATCCAACAAGAAAAGTATTACCATTTGGAAGTGTAACTCTTAATCCAAGTTCGGTAAGTGTGGATGCAACAAATGCTTCTAGCGCAACAACCTTTACATTTGATTCACCAGTGTTTCTTGCACCAAATACAGAATATGCGATTTGTTTAATATCTGATTCAGACAATTATAATGTTTGGATTTCAAGACAAGGTGAGGAAGATAAAGGTGGTAGATTTGTTAGTACACAACCATATCTAGGAGTATTATTTAAAAGTCAAAACAACTCTACTTGGAGTGCATTTGATGCAGAAGATTTAAAGTTCACCGCATATAGAGCTTCATTTACAACAACTTCAAATGGAACATTAACATTAAATAATGACGCAGTACCAACTGTAACACTACCAGTAAACGCACTTGAAACAACAAACAGTTCGAATGTAATTAAAGTAAATCACCCGAACCATCAAATGCACTCAACATCTAATAATGTTACAATCTCTGGTGTTGTCGCAACTGCAGGTAGTGCGGTAAATGGTATTCCAATAAGTGAAATAAACGCAACACATACTGCGATTGGAAATATTGGAATTGATTCATATACCATTACAGTATCAAGTAACGCAACATCTACAAATGTAGGTGGGGGAAGTGCGATAGTCGCAACTGAAAACGCACAGTTTGAAACATTTAAAACTATATTACCTGTGTTAGAATTCCCACAAACAAACTTAACATCAAAAATTAAATCAACTTCTGGAACAAGTCCAAGTGGAACTGAAACATCATTTAGTAAAGTTTCTACTGGTGTAACATTCCAGTTGAATGAAAACTTCTATTTTGATGTACCGAAGTTAATCGCTTCAACAATCAATGAAACAAATGAAATGTCTGGGTCTAAATCATTATCACTTGATTTAGTTTTATCAACAACAGATGAATTCTTATCACCATATATTGATTTAGATAAAAAGACATTTGTCGCAGTAGCGAATAGATTAGATAACATTGATAGTTCTTCAGATGTTTATCCAACATCAGAATATGTCGCACCAACAGAACCAAGTGGTGATAGTAACGAGGCGATTTATATTACAAGAAAAGTTCAATTAGAAACTCCAGCAACAGCGCTCAGAGTCATATTAGACGCACACAGACCATCAACTTCTGAAATACAAGTAATGTTTAAATTACTAAGGTCAGATGAGGATACTAACTTTGATGATATAGGATTTACATATTTTAATACTGATGGAAGTCCAGATGAAACCGCTAATCCAAACTCTACAATAGATGACTTTACAGAGTATGTGTATAGTGCTGGTAAAAATGATGATGGTACAGGAACATCGTTAGATGAATTTATAGGATTTGCGATTAAGATAAGAATGCAGGGAACAAACTCAGCATTACCACCAAGAATAAAAGATTTTAGAGCAATCGCACTCGCAACATAGGAACATGGCACAAAAGATACCAGTAAAAGATAATTCACATTTGTATAGAGATTCTGAATCAAATGCGATAGTGAATAAAAATCGTACTGCGTATGAACTCGCTGTTAAAAGGTCAAGAGAAGCACAAAGACAAAGAGATGATATTAGGAGCGCTACTCGTGAAATAAATCACCTAAAATGTGAGATGAGAGAAATTAAAAGTCTTTTACTTAAATTAATAGAGAACGAGTAAGTCAAGTTTCCTTATAAATATATTAAAGAGGAAAATTAAATGGCTACACCAACAACTAAAGATACATTCAAAGATTACTGTTTAAGAGCATTAGGACAACCAGTCATTGATATTAATGTCGATGAAGACCAATTAGATGATAGAGTTGATGAGGCGTTACAGTATTTTCGTGAGTTTCATTATAATGGTGTAGAAAAAGTTTTTTTAAAACACCAATTCACTGCTGCAGACTTAACAAGAGGTGTCGCGAATACAAGTGCAACAACTGCGACAGATATCGCTGATAATTCTGTTACCGCAGGTTGGATAGAACAAAAAAACTTTATACCTGTTCCAAGTACTGTTCTTTCTGTTGTAAGAGTTTTTCCTTTTGATGATAGTTCAACAAATAATTTATTTGATGTAAGATATCAATTAAGACTAAACGACTTATATGATTTTTCTTCAACATCAGTAATGCATTATAAAATGACAATGCAACACATAGACCTACTCAGTCAATTGTTAGTTGGTGAAGTTCCAATAAGACATAATCAACATCAAAGTAGATTGTATTTAGATATGGATTTTACAAATGATGTCGCAGAAGGTGAATATATCATAATAGAATGTTATAGACAATTAGACCCAACCACATTCACTTCTCTTTATAATGATATGTACTTTAAACGATATGCGACCGCACTAATTAAAAAACAATGGGGTAATAACTTATTGAAGTTTAGAGGTATGCAGATGTTAGGTGGAGTTGAAATAAACGGAGAAGTTATTTTAAACGAAGCGAAAGAGGAAATTCAAAAACTAGAAGAAGAAATAAAACTTGCATTTGATTTACCACCAATGTATCAAATAGGATAGTATTTAATAATGCCGACAAATGTATTTTTTGACACAGGAACTAAAAATGAACAAGATTTGTATGAAGCGATTGCTATCGAACAAATTAAGATTCAAGGTCAAGAGGTATTTTATCTCCCAAGAAAACTTGTAGCAGAAGACAATCTTTTTACAGAAGACAGACTATCAACTTTTAATGACGCATATTTAATTGAAATGGTGTTTAATGAAACAGATGGGTTTGGTGGTGAAAAAGAACTCATGGGTAAATTTGGTTTAGAGATGAGAGAGGAATGTTCTTTCACAGTCGCAAGAAGAAGATTTGAAGAACTTGTTTCAGTTGACTCAAACATTATTGAAAGTACAAGACCAAATGAAGGAGATTTAATTTATTTCCCAACTGCGAAAAAAATGTTTGAGATAACATTTGTTGACCATGATGACCCATTTTATCAAGTACAAAATAGACCTACATTTAAATTAAGTTGTAGAACATTTGAATACTCTAGTGAAATTATTGATACTGATATCGCAGAGATTGACGCAGTTGAAACAACATTTACTAGAGATGCAATGCAGTATCAGATTACTCTTGAACAGGCTGGAGCGATTACAAGTGAAATGGCATTAGAAGATGGAGACTTGTTATTACTTGATGGAACTAATGGCGCAGCAGCAGACGCAGGAGATAATGTTCTTTCTGAAACAGAATATCTATCTGGTTCTATACTCGCAGAAACAACTACAGGTACAAGACTTGATATCATAAACAATGGTGGACTATCATTTACAGAAGGTGAAAGAATTGTAGGCGCAACATCTGGAGCAATCGCATATGTTACAGACACATTAGACCCAATGGGTTATGATTTAATTACTGTTACTGAATTCTCAAAAGGTGAAATTATTACAGGACAAACAAGTCAAGTTACCGCAGAGATTAAAGAATTAATTGGAACAAAAGACTATATAGTTAAAGAGGATTATATTGTAGGTGACCAGTCAACTGATTACAACGCACAGAATGATTATTTGGATACTTTAGATGATAGTATTTTTGATTTTTCAGAAAGAAATCCTTTTGGGGACATAAACGAATAGGAGTGAATAAATTATGTTAGGACAACAATTTTATCATGAAACAATTAGAAAATTAGTAATCGCATTTGGTAGTTTATTTAATAATATTGTTTTAGTAAGAAAAAATAATAATGGAGTAATAACTCAAACTATGAAGGTGCCATTGGCATATGGCCCAAAACAAAAGTTTCTTGCGAGATTAAGACAAGACCCAAACTTAGATAATAAAGTTTCAATTACATTACCAAGAATTAGTTTTGAGATTGGTGCTCTTAGTTATGACCCTACAAGAAAATTAAATCGTGTACAAAAATTTAAAAAAACAAAAAGTGGAAATAATAAACAATTAGATTCACAGTTTATGCCAGTTCCATATAACATTACATTTACATTATCTGTAATGTCAAAAAATAGTGATGATTCATTACAAATTGTAGAACAAATACTTCCATACTTTCAACCAGACTATACAATAACATTAAAAGATAATGTAGATATGGATACATCAAGAGATGTTCCAGTAATCTTAAATAATATAAGTTATGAAGATTCATACGAAGGTGATTTCGCTTCAAGAAGAGCGATAATATATACATTAGACTTTACATTAAAGTTTTATCTATACGGCCCTGTTACTTCATCTAATGTTATTAAAACTGTTCAAGTTGACCAGTATACAGATATGCCAGACAAGTCACCGAAAAGAGAACAAAGATATACTGTTACTCCAAATCCAACAAGCGCAGACGCAGATGATGACTTTGGATTTAATGAAACTACATCTTTCTTCCAAGACGCAAAAGAATTTAATCCAACAACTGGTGAAGATGAAGAATAATGACTGTTGTAGACAAAAAGATTAGTGAGGCACTCAACATTACTGAGGAGTTAGAGGAGACTGAAAGAAAAGTTATTCCTAGACCAAATGGTGATGATGAAAAAGAAGTTGACTATAAGTATAGTCGTGAAAACTTTTATAATCTGATTGAAAAAGGTCAAGACGCAATCGAAGGTATATTAGATGTTGCGAAACAATCAGACCACCCTAGAAGTTATGAAGTCGCAGGACAACTTATTAAAACTGTTTCTGAGGTTACAGAAAAATTAGTGGAACTACAAAACAATTATAAAAAATTAAAAGAAGTTCCAAGTAACGCACCGAAGAATGTAACTAACGCATTGTTCGTTGGTTCAACCGCTGATTTACAAAAAGTTTTAAAAGGAAAAGGAGAAATCATTGACACCGACAACATTAGACAGTCAGACAGCGGAACTGACTAATTTTATACTGCCTTGGATTGGACTTTTAATCAGTGCGATAATCGCAATCATGTTTAAAGATTGGGCGAGTAGTCTTGCGAAAGGATTACAGTTTAAGTGGAATCCAGCATTTAACGAAGGTGATAAAGTTATCTTAGATGGTAACGAATCTGTTATTGTAAAGATAGGAGCAAAAGAAACAGTCTTTGGTGTATATTCAGAAAGAGGTTATACATGGAGATATGTTCCAAACGAAAGAATCGCTTTTCTTAAATTAGAAAAAGTAATCAACGCAGAGTTACACTTAGATAGTGATGAAGAAAAAGCGAGAAAGTTACAATCCTTAATTGATGGTTTACAGAACGAACAAATTAGTTCTAACAAAAATCTAGCCAACTCTAATAAAAAAGAGATTGAGGCACTAAAAAAAAGAAAATCCTAGTTTTAGACAAGGAGTTTTATAATGGGACAACCAACTGAAAATTATTTAAACAATCCTAATCTTAAAAAAGCGAATGTTTCTTTAAACTTTACAGAGGAACAACTTAAAGAGTATAAAAAATGTATGGACAATCCATTACATTTTATACAAAACTATGTTAAGATTGTTTCTTTAGATGAAGGTCTCATACCTTTTAAGATGTACAATTTTCAAAAAGAAATGATATCAACCTTTCATGATAATCGTTTTACAATTTGTAAATTACCAAGACAGTCTGGAAAATCTACAACTATGGTATCTTACTTGTTGTATTATGTTTTATTTAATCCAAGTGTAAGTGTTGCGATACTTGCGAACAAGGCGGCAACCGCAAGAGATATTCTTGGTAGATTACAACTTGCGTATGAAAACTTACCCAAGTGGTTACAACAAGGTGTTATGGAATGGAACAAAGGTAGTTTAACATTAGAGAATGGAAGTAAAATACTTGCGGCCTCAACAAGTGCGAGTGCTGTTAGAGGTGGAAGTTATAATATTATATTCTTAGATGAGTTTGCGTATGTTCCAACAAACATCGCAGAACAATTTTTTAGTTCTGTTTATCCTACAATATCATCTGGTAAAAACACAAAAGTTATAATAGTATCAACACCACATGGGATGAATATGTTCTATAAACTTTGGGTGGACGCAGAACAGAAAAGAAATAGTTATATACCAATAGATGTTCATTGGACAGAAGTACCTGGTAGAGATGAGAAATGGAAACAAGAAACAATTCAAAATACATCAGAACAACAATTCGCAAGTGAGTTTGAATGTGAGTTCTTAGGTTCTATGAATACTTTGATTAGTTCAACAAAACTAAGACAACTTCCATATAAAAATCCAATGAAAAGTAACGCAGGTTTAGATATACATGAATATCCAGTAAAGAATCATACTTATGTCGTAGTCGCAGATGTATCGAGAGGTTTATCAAATGACTATTCTGCGTTTGTAGTATTTGATGTATCACAACTACCTTATCGTGTTGTCGCGAAGTTTAGAGATAATGAAATTAAACCAGTAATTTTTCCAACTAAAATTCACGAAATCGCAAAAGTTTATAATCAGGCGTATGTTCTTATAGAGGTAAATGATATTGGTGACCAAGTCGCACACGCATTACAATATGATATGGAATATGATAATATGATGATGGCGGCGATGAGAGGTCGTTCTGGACAAATACTTGGTGGTGGATTTAGTGGTGGAAAGGCTCAACTCGGTGTAAGAACTACAAAGGCAGTAAAACGAATAGGATGTTCTCTATTTAAAACTATGGTGGAAAGTGAAAAAATTGTTATACCAGATTATGATATGGTAAATGAAATGTCTACCTTTATTAAACATGGAAATTCTTTTCAGGCGGATGAGGGATGTAATGATGACCTTGTTATGTGTGGAGTGTTATTCGCATGGGCGACTGGACAACAATATTTTACAGAACTTACTGATATTGATATGAAAAAACAAATGATACGAGAACAACAAGACCAGTTAGAACAAGATATGGCTCCATTTGGTTTTATTGATGATGGTCTTGATGACCCATTTGGTGAAACACTTGTAGATGAATATGGAACAAAGTGGAGTTCAGTAGTTAGAACTAAAGATTCTGACTGGTAATTATATAAACTCAATTAAATCATTATCAATCTTTAATAAACAATTCGCACATACTATTTTTGATTCACTAATCAATTTATTTACTTGTTGTTGACTTGATTCATTTAGTCCTTTTCTTTTAGATAGTTTTCTTATTTCTTTATCGTGTGGATGAAACTTTAGACAAACTGTTTCAGACTCTCCACAATGTAAACAAGATTCATTTTCAAGTATCTTATTTAACCATTGTACTCTTTTATAATAGTTTCTTCTTGCGACTTTCTTAATAGTTTCCTTGTATTTATCATAATGTTTATTAGTCATATCATTATTTATATGTGAAAACACATATAAAAGAGGGTTTTTAGAAATAGTCTTTTTATAAATATTATAATAAACCGAATGGATTTTATGAAAAAAAATACATAAAGGAGAAAACTTATGGGATTTTTAGTTTCGCCTGGTGTACAGGTAAACGAAATCGACCTTACTAATATTGTTCCCGCTGTCGCAACATCTATTGCTGGGATTTCATTACCAGCAGAGAAAGGCCCAGTATCAGAAATTACTTCTATTGGTTCAGAAGCTGAACTTATAGATATTTTTGGTAAACCAAATTCAAATAACTTTGAACAATGGTTTTGTGCTGCTAACTTCTTAGGATATGGAAACGCATTAAGAGTAGTTAGACCTGCAAGTGGTCTGTTAAACGCAACTGTTAGTGGTAGTGGAGTCCTTATCAAAAATGATGATGACTGGACAAACAATTACGCAAGTGGACAAGGTTCACACCAAGAATGGTCAGCAAGAACCGCTGGTACATGGGGTAACTCATTAGGAGTTTCTATATGTGCGAGTGCTACTGCATATGAACAAAACTTAGGTTCATCTAACCAAACAGTTGGTGAAGACGCAAAGGGTGCTACAGTAATTAAAGTGGATGATGGAACAGCATTTTCTGTTGGAGATTTAATTTCTTTCTCAACTGCTGATGCATCTTCTGATTCAACTGCATTTTCACATATTAGTGGAGATGAAGGTAATGAATATGAAATTACTGCAATCGCTACACATGACCTAACAGTTAGGTTAAAAGATGACCCAGAAGCGAAAGGTGTACAAGCAATTATACCAGACAATAGCTTTATTCGCAGAAGATGGAGATTCTACGATTTAGTAGATGGGGCGCCTGGACAAACAGATTGGTCAAAACAAAATGGTCGTGCCACTAATGATGAAGTTCATATTGTTGTATATGATACAACAGGAGACCTTAGTGGAAACGATATAGATACTGCTGGAAACAGAACAAGTGCTGTTCTTGAAGTCTATAAAGGACTATCAAAAAATCCAGTAGCAAAAAATTCAACAGGAGCATCCAATTACTATGTGGATGTAATCTTTCAACAATCAAAACAAATTCTTTGGGGAGACCACACAAGTAGTGGAACTAACTGGGGTTCAGATACAACTTCATCAATGGATAGTATCACAGCTCCTATAGTTGATACACTTAGTGGTGGTACAGATGATTATTCTGTTACAGTTGCAGAACATCAAACAGCATACGAAGAATTTAAAGATTCTGAAACTGTTGATATAAACTTAATCATTGGTGGTAAAACACCAGATAGTGCCTCAGATGGTGATACATATGGTACAATGTTAATAGACATTGCGGAAGGAAGAAAGGATTGTGTCGCATTTATTTCACCTGCAAACGCAGATGTAGTAGGTGTTACAAGTTCGGTGTCGCAGACAGCGAATGTAAAGAATTTCTTTGATTCATTACCTTCATCATCTTATGTTGTCTTTGATAGTGGTTACAAATATCAATATGATAAATTTAACGATGTATATCGTTTTGTTCCACTAAATGGAGATATCGCAGGTTTATGTGCTAGAACTGACTTTGTTGCAGACACATGGTTCTCACCAGCAGGTTACAACAGAGGACAAATTAGAGGAGCAGTTAAACTTGCATACAATCCAACACAATCACAAAGAGATGAACTTTACAGAGCGAGAGTTAACCCAGTTGTTAATTTTCCTGGTCAAGGTGTAGTTCTCTTTGGAGATAAAACTGGATTGACAAAACCAAGTGCATTTGATAGGATAAATGTTAGAAGATTGTTTATCACTCTTGAAAAAGCAATCGCTACCGCAGCAAAGTTTCAACTCTTTGAATTCAATGATGAATTCACAAGAGCACAATTTAGAAACCTTGTAGAACCATTTCTAAGAGATGTACAGGGTAGAAGAGGTATAACAGACTTTAGTGTAGTTTGTGACGCTTCAAATAACACAGGAGAAGTCGTTGATAGAAATGAGTTTGTTGCAGATATCTTCATCAAACCATCTCGTTCAATTAACTTCATTACACTAAATTTCATTGCAACAAGAACTGGAGTCGCCTTCAGTGAGATTGCAGGATAGGGGGAGATAGACAATGCCAACATTAGATGATTTTAAAGCTCAACTTATTGGTGGTGGAGCAAGAAACAATCAGTTTCGTGTAACACTAACGCCTCCTTCTGGAATCGCAATAGGTTTAGATGTAAGAAGAACTTCCTTCTTAATCAAAGCGGCAAACTTACCAACACAAACTATACCAGAAATACAGGTACAGTTTAGAGGAAGAAGTTTATATATCGCAGGTGATAGAGATACTTTCGAAACATGGGAGACAACTATCATTAATGATACAGACTTCATGGTAAGAAACGCATTTGAAAGATGGATGAACGGGATTAATGACCTCGCATTAAATACAGGTGTTATTAATGTCGCAGATTATCAAACTGACGCAACAGTTGAACAACTTGACAGAGATGATACTGTGTTAAAAACATATCTATTCAGAGGTATCTGGCCGCAATCATTAGGACAGATAGATTTGAGTTATGATACTCCAAACCAGTTAGAAGAATTTACTTGTACTTGGAGATATCAACACTTTGAAGCTTCTGGAGTAAACTTCTAATTTAATCGTACTAAATAGTCGTATAGATTAGAAGGCAGGTATTATAACATGGCAGAACTCTTTGGGTTCAAGATTACAAGAGTTAACGATAAGAGTGGGAACAGCGATACATTAACTGTTCCCACTGCAGATGATGGAACTACCGAGATTGCAGGTGGTGGTCATTATGCTTCGGTACTCGACTTAGATGGTAAAACCAAATCAGAAGCGGATTTAATTCGTAGATATAGAGACATCGCACAACAACCAGAATGTGATAGTGCGGTTGAAGATATCGTAAACGAAGCGATTGTTTCTGATGAGAGAGACCAATCAATTCAAGTAGTCTTGGAAAGGTTACCTTTTAAAGAAACAGTAAAAACAAAAATTAGAGAAGAATTTAATGAAGTTCTTCGTTTATTAGATTTTGATACAAAAGGACACGATATATTCAGAAGATGGTATATCGATGGAAGAATTTATTATCAAAAAATAATAGACAAATCAAATCCTAAATTAGGAATAACAGAACTTCGATATATTGACTCAAACAAAATAAGAAAAGTTAGAGAAGTAAACAGGGATAGAGATAAAAGTACTGGTGTAGATGTTGTTAAAAGTGTTAACGATTATTATATCTACAACGAAAGAGGACTTGGGCCTGGAACTTCACAAGGTGTAAGAATCACTTCAGATTCAATCGCATATTGCGCTTCTGGACTGATTGACCAAAACTCTGGTAAAGTATTATCCCATTTACACAAAGCGATTAAACCTGTTAATCAACTTAGAATGATTGAAGACTCTCTTGTTATTTACAGAATATCAAGAGCACCAGAAAGAAGAATATTCTATATTGATGTAGGAAATTTACCAAAAATAAAAGCAGAACAATATCTTCGTGATGTTATGAATCGTTACAGAAACAAACTTGTGTATGACGCAAGTACTGGAGAGATTCGTGATGATAGAAATCATATGTCAATGTTAGAAGATTTTTGGTTACCAAGAAGAGAAGGTGGTAGAGGTACAGAGATTACAACTTTACCAGGTGGAGCGAATCTTGGTGAGATTGAAGATATTAAATATTTTCAAAAGAAATTATATCGTTCATTAAATGTTCCAGTATCAAGACTTACAGAAGAATCACCAGGCACCATTGTCGGAATGGGTAGGTCAACTGAGGTAACAAGAGATGAACTTAAATTTACAAAGTTTGTTCAAAGATTAAGAAAAAGATTTACCGCATTATTCTTAGACATTTTAAGAACTCAATTACTTTTAAAAGGTGTCATGAATGATGAAGATTGGTACAATATCAAACAACACATACAGTTTGATTTCTTACGAGATGGACATTTCGCAGAACTAAAACACGCAGAATTACTAGAAGGAAGATTAAATACTCTGGATAGAATTCAATCATACATTGGAACATTCTATAGTAAAGAATATGTACAAAAGTATGTTCTTAGATTAACAGACGCAGAAATCTCTACTATGAGTGATGAGATTAAAAAAGAAACAGGTGAAGGTGATGTCACAGTTCCAGATGAATCAGATGGTGTAACAAGATACCCACAAACTGGTGGTGGCGACCAAGTTGATTTTAACTCCATGAATAATGGTGAAGGAGATGAAGAATAATGAGTGAACACGCAGAAAAAATAGTTAACGCAATAGCGAAAGGAAATAATATAGAGGCTGAGGACGCATTCAAAGACGCAATGACACAAAATGTCGCAGACGCATTAGAAACTAGAAAACAAGATGTATCAAAGACTTTTGTATCAAGTCCACAGTCAAAAGAAAATACAGATGAATCAGAAGAAGTTTAGTGACTTCTACTCTCAAGTACAAGAGAGAGAGGAACATAAAAAAAGTAAGGAATATAAAAAACTTTCTCCAAAAATGAAGAAAGCTGTGGATGATATTTTTAAAAAAATGGATGCTAAACCACAAAATTTCCTAAATACTTTTGATAAGTCAATAAAAGATAGCGCAAAAAGATTCGGAGTTCAAACAAAAGAACTCATGAAATATTTTGAAAGAGAAATGTTATCAATAATGTAAGGATAGGATAAAAACATGGCATACACAAAGACAACATTATATGACAAGGATTTAGAGGCAGCATTTTTAATAGAAGCACCTGGCGCAGAAAGTAAGGCGCAGATTGTCGATGCATCCGCATTAGATGGAAACGCGGCATCTGGAACAGAGGTTTTAGACCTTGTAGGAATTAAATGGAATTCTGCTGCAGCAGGTACTTCAATACAATTACATTTTGACGCAACTACAGATGACAATATTATAACAGTGTATGGTAGTGGTGAACTAGGGTTTGGAAGAGACAACACTATGTTCAAATTTAACAATCCTAAATCTTCTGGTTATAATGGTGACATTCTCGCGACAACAAGCGCAGCATGTAATTTTATAATATTAGTTAGAAAAAGAGAAGGATATACTGGTATAGACTACACAGCATAGGAGAAAACAATGAAAAAGAGTTTAAAGTTATTTTCAGAACAAGTTGAGGAAGTCGAATACATCACCGAAGAAAAAGAAAATGGTGAGAAAGAGTATAAAATAAAAGGTATATTCATGCAGGCTGATATTAAAAACAGAAATGGTAGAATATATCCAATGGATATTCTACAGAAAGAAGTTGCTCAGTACAACAGGAATTTTACTGAACAAAAAAGAGCATTCGGTGAACTTGGACACCCAGATGGCCCGACAGTTAATCTTGAAAGGGTTTCACACATGATTACAGCTTTGTACAAAGATGGAAAAAATTTCATCGGTGAAGCGAAGATTATGGACACACCAATGGGGAAAATAGTTAAATCGTTGATGGATGAAGGTGCTAAACTAGGAGTATCAAGTCGTGGACTTGGTTCTCTCGAACAAAAAAACGGTGCATCTTATGTAAAAGATGACTTTTATCTCGCAACCGCCGCAGATATAGTCGCAGACCCATCTGCACCAAACGCCTTTGTAGAAGGTATTATGGAAGGTAAAGAGTGGGTATGGGACAATGGTATTATCAAAGAAGCGGAAATAGCAGAGATGAAAAGGAATGTGGAAAAAGCAATCCGTTCAAGAGAGGCGAAAGTTCTAAGTTTAGAATTTGCAAAGTTTCTCAAAAAATTATAATTTTATAAATATTAATATAAAAATAACAAAAGGAGATATCCGATGTCAGAAATAGACAAAACAATCGAGGAACTAGAGGCCGAAGTTATGGCAGAACTTCAAGAAGAAGAAGTTGTTTCTGAAGGAGCTCATGACGCTCCAAAGAAAAATGCTGCAAAAGGCGACCCAGCTCCAAAGATGGACAAAGATGTAGAAGACTTAGGTAAAGCTATAACATCCCCAACAGACGCTAAATCTGCAAGTGCAAAAGCAGCAGATAGTGCAAAACCAGCTTCTGGTGACCCAGCGCAGAAAAACGCTGAACCAGGTGATAAAGAAGCCGAAATGCTAAAAGCGATGTATAAGAAAATGGAAGGGATGCATGGTAAAGACCTAAAAGCGATGTATAACCAAATGATGGGAATGCATGAAGGTGCTCATGAAGAAGATGAAGAGGAAGATGAGGAAACTGCAGAAATGAAAGCACTGAAGAAGGAGAAAAAAGAAGCTAGAATTAAAGAAATCAATGTAAAAGAAGATGTTGAAGCTTTAATCTCTAACGATGATAATCTTTCTGAAGAATTCAAAACTAAAGCAGCGACAATATTCGAGGCAGCAGTAAAATCCAAAGTCAGAGGCGAAATCGACAGATTAGATGAAGAGTACGATAAAGAACTTTCCGAAAAAACCGAAGAAATCAAAAGCGAGTTAGTAGAAAAAATCGATTCTTACTTAGCATATGTTACTGAAGAATGGATGAAAGAAAACGAACTAGCGATTGAAAGAGGTTTAAAAGGCGAAATCGCAGAGGACTTCATTAGTGGACTAAAACAATTGTTTGAAGACCATTATGTAGATGTCCCAGAAGAAAAGTACGATGTATTAGACGGCCAATCTAAAAAAATTGAAGAATTAGAAGAAAAACTAAATGATTCAATCGAGAAGAATAAAGAACTTCACGAACAAATTGGTGGTTTAACAAAGGATTCTATCATAAATGAGGTATCAGAAGATTTAACTGATTTAGAGATAGAAAAGTTCAGAGGGTTAATCGAGGATGTAGATTACTCAGATGCTGATAGTTACAAAGAAAAATTATCAACATTAAAAGAATCTTATTTCCCAAAACAACAACCAGTGAACGAACAAAGCACTGAAGAACAGGGTGAATCAGATGTTATTGAAACATCAGATTCGATGGCAAAATATTTAGAAGCTATCAGCAAAACCCATAACCGTGCGAAAAACTAATATTATTAATGGGTAAAATGATACAAAATATAAATATTATAAACATTAAAAAGGAGAAAAGATAAATGTTTCAATCTAACAATTTACAAGAAAAGTGGCAACCAGTTCTTGAACACAATGATTTACCAGAAATCAAAGACAGTTACAGAAGAGCGGTTACTACTGTTATCTTGGAAAACCAAGAAAAAGCATTAAGAGAAGATAGAAACTTCTTAAATGAAGCCGCACCTGTTAACTCAACTGGTTCAAATGTTGATAACTGGGAGCCTATTTTAATCTCTTTAGTTAGAAGAGCAATGCCTAATCTTATCGCATATGATATCTGTGGTGTTCAGCCAATGACTGGCCCAACAGGTCTTATTTTCGCAATGAGAAGTAGACAAGCCGCACAAAACGGCGATGAAGCTCTTGTAAACGAAGCGCAGAGTTCATTCTCAGCAAACGATGCAGCAGGAGACTTAGTCTCACCTACTACAGGTCATGACGCAACTAACCCTGCGACACTAAACGATTCACCATCAGCAGGTAACTACGCTGCACAAGGTGGATTAACAACTGCAAATGGTGAGACATTAGGAGACGCAGCAGCAAACGCTTTCGCAGAAATGGCTTTCTCAATCGAGAAACAAACTGTTACTGCTAAAACAAGAGCGTTAAAAGCTGAGTATTCAATGGAACTCGCACAAGACCTAAAAGCAATTCATGGTCTTGACGCAGAAACTGAACTTGCAAATATTCTCTCTGCAGAAATTCTTGCAGAAATAAACAGAGAAGTTGTAAGAACAATCTATGTTGTAGCAAAGAAAGGTGCTCAAGTAAATACAACAACAGCTGGTATTTTTGACTTAGACACAGACTCAAATGGTCGTTGGTCAGTTGAAAAATTCAAAGGGTTGTTGTTCTCAATTGAAAGAGACGCCAACGCTATTGGTCAACAAACAAGAAGAGGAAAAGGTAACATGATTATCTGTTCCGCAGATGTTGCATCAGCACTTCAAATGGCTGGAGTACTTGATTACACACCTGCATTATCTACAAATCTAAATGTTGATGACACTGCAAATACATTCGCAGGTACATTAAACGGAAGATATAAAGTTTATGTTGACCCATATTCTGCAAATGTCGCTGCTAGTCAGTACTATGTTGTAGGATATAAAGGTTCAAGTCCATATGACGCAGGAATTTTCTATTGTCCATATGTTCCACTACAAATGGTGAGAGCAGTTGGAGAAAATACATTCCAGCCGAAAATTGGATTTAAAACAAGATATGGTATTACAGGTAACCCATTCGCAAGTGGTGTATTAGCATCTGGAACTGCTGATGGTGACTTAGGTGCACTAGACGCAAATGACAATGTATACTACAGAAGAGTTAAAGTTACTAACTTAATGTAATACAGTTCTTAGACTTCGGTTTCTGACTGCAAGTCAATTCTTTAGAGGGGAGATTTATCTCCCCTTTTTTTATATAAATAGTATCATGGAGTAAATGATATGTCTATACAAAAGATTTCAACAGCCCTAATAGCAGATGGAGCAGTTACAACTGCAAAGATTACAGATGCAAATGTAACAAAAGCAAAAACTGAAACTGCTATTGATGATAATATTCCATTAGCTTGGGTATCTTTTAAAGGAACAAGTACAGTTACTATCGAAGATGATTTTAATGTTTCATCAATTACAGATAATGGTAATGGTGATTACACAGTAAATTATACAACAAATTTACCAAATGATGATTATTGTGTAGTTGGAATGTCAATGAGAGATAGTGATAATATTTCTGCATTATGTATGAAAGGAGATGCAAACCCAGCAAGTTATAAAAGAGCTGAATCAGTTAGATTATCAAATAGAGATAATGCTAATAGTTCAGTAGATTGTGCAAACGCTTCAATCGCCTGTTTTAGTACATCATAAGAGGTATATTTAAATTATGTCAAAAGTTATTATTTACAATCAAGAAGAAACTGGAATCATGGCAATATGTGTACCAGCGAACAATTCTAATTTAAGTGTTGAACAAATCGCAGAAAAAGATTGTCCAACAGGTGCAAAAATCATTGATAGAACAGACCTCGATTCTCTTGATAAAGAATTTAGAAATGCTTGGGTATGTGATACAGATATGAATCCGATAATAGATATGTCAAAAGCCAAAGATATTTGGAGAGAAAAAATAAGAAAAGCAAGAAAAACGAAATTAGAAGAATTAGACATAGAATATATGAAAGCACAAGAAACGGGAAGTGATACCTCTGCGATAATAACAAAGAAAAATAAATTAAGAGATTTTCCAGCCAAATCAGAAATAAATGCGGCTAGTAATGTAACACAATTAAAAGCAGTTTGGGATAGTGATTTAGGAGATAAGTAGTGGCATTAACAAAGGTTAAACAACGAGCATCTGGTGCAAGTAGATTTGTCTACACAGCGACCGCAGGACAAACAACATTTAGTGGTACAGATGACAATTCACAAACATTATCATATGATATAGGATTTGTAGATGTATATCTAAATGGTGTTAAAATGGTTAATGGTACAGATGTTACAGTTAACAATGGTACTTCGGTAGTATTCGCATCTGGTGTAGCTTTAAATGATATAGTTGATATAAACACATTTGGAACATTTGACCTTGCGTCTTTTGATACTTCATCAATTACTTCTGGTACATTAAATATAGCTAGAATTGCAGATGGTTCTATTACAGATGCTAAACTAGATAATCCAACAACACAAGATGAAAGAATTCAAGCTTATGTTAGTTTTAATGGAACAGGTACACCAGCAATAAATGATTCCTACAATGTAAGTTCAATAGGTGATAATGGAACAGGTGCTTTTACAATTAATTTTACAACAACCTTAAACACATCTACACCAGCAGTATCGGGCAGTTGTAGCTTCGCAGATAGCACAGCTAATGATGATGGACCAGTCTTTAGTTTGGACAGAAGAGATGGCACATCAAATCCAACAGCTTCTCTGGTGAAAATTATTACACAAACAGTTGCTGGCGGTGCTTTTGATTGTGCAGTAATAAATGTAATGGTGGTAGGAAATTAGTATGGAAAAAGCAATAGTATATCAACAATCTGGTAAAACAGTGATTTTATATCCTGTTAGTAATTCTGGGTTAACAGTTGAAGAAATAGCAACTAAAGATGTTCCAACAGGAGTTTTATATAAAATTATAAATGTATCAGAACTTCCAACCGATAGAGAATTTAGAAATGCTTGGTCTTGTGATGCAGACATGAATCTAACAATAGATATGGAAAAAGCAAGAGATGTCTGGAGAGATAAAATAAGAATAGCTAGAAAACCAAAACTTGCAGAGTTAGATATTCAGTATATGAGAGCACAAGAAGCAGGAGAAGATACTTCTGCAATAGTAGCAACAAAAAATAAATTAAGAGATTTTCCATCTAAGCCAGAGATAGATTCAGCTTCTACAGTTGAAGAATTAAAGGTTATATGGGATAATGATTTAGGAGATAAGTAATGGCATTACAAACAATAAATCCAACATACTTAGGAAATGGAACTGTCGCAAGAAGTATACTTCCAAGTGGAACTGTTGTACAAACAGTAAGGGGACAATTAACAACTAAATTTGCTTCATCTAATACTGCAACCTATGTTGATATTGGATTAAGTGCAGCAATCACACCAACTGCCTCATCTCATAAAATATTAATCCATGCTACGATTTGGAGTGGTGGACAAAATGATGGCTATCCTTTTTTTAGATTATTAAGAGATTCAACAGAAATAGGAAGTGGTACAGGAAATAGTGGCAGTAATAATGTTAATGCTTTTGCAGGTGGATTTTTTACAGCAATAGGTTCAATGGTATATAGACAACATTGTTTAAATAGACATTTCTTAGATAGTCCATCATCAGTATCGGAAGTAACATATAAGATACAGGGTAAAAATGCCTATGTAGCTGGTGGTGCTGGTGTAGTTTATGTCAACAGGTCAGAAAATGATGGAGATAATTTATATGCAGGATGTTGTCAAAGTGAGTTAGTTTTAATGGAAATAGTCGCATAATGGAATTAGATTCGCTTATCTTTTTAATTATATCATGGTCTATACCAATTACACTGTTTGGTTGGTGTGTTTATCGAATATCTAAATCTAAATAATTAACTAAATCTTAACTAAATGTAAATATAAACTTATATAAATAATACCAGAACAATGGTAGAAGAAACTCAAAGAAGATACCTATATCTATAGGTATTATTAACCAAAACAAAAACTAGGAGAAAATAAAATGTTTAAACACATTAAATTAATAATTGTAGGATTAATACTTATGACATCATTGTCATTCGCAGATTCTACACCAGAAAATGAATGGGACAAATTCGAAACAAATGTTGAAGTGAAATTTGGAGACATCAAATTTGGAAGTAGAAGTTATGTAGATGATGATGAAAATCATTTAATTTTTGGATATCAGTTATTCCCAAGATTAGAAACTCAGTACAGATATGTAACTGGTCTAAGTGGACAGAATCAACATAGATTCAGAGTTACACATAAGACTTTTGGGTATGGCCCATTTTTCGCAAACTCAGTTTTAGAGTATAGACTAAAACAAGATGAGGGAGATGACATACTTAGAATTAGACCAAAGATAGGTGCGAAAGTTCCTATCGGTGGACTCACACTTCAGTATGACTTACAACCACATTGGGATTTCGATAACGAAACTGATACAGGTTCACAGTTAAAACTGAATAAGTATGAACATACTGTAAGTGCGATTAAAAAAATCAATGATAATTTATCATTAACACTCTTCGCACAGATGGAAAGAGATAAAGATAATAACCATGATGAAACATATATGGGTACATCTATTAAGATAAACTTTCCACAATTAACTGCGATACAGAAGTAAAAACAAGTGTTTTGTGTTAAGGGGAAACTTTTTGCAGTTTCCCCTTGACTTTTAAGCTAAAATATGTTATAAATAATATATGAGAAGTAAGTGGAAGTAAGTGGTTTGGGTTCGGTTTAATATTGATTGAATCACGAAGAAAGTTAGGAGACTGACACTAAAATCCAAACTAAACACTTACTCTCCTTCTAAAACATTCCTTATAAATATAATCAAATGGCAACAACAACAAGAATACTTAGTAGACAACCAGATACTTTAGACTACGCAAGTCCAACACAGTTTAAATTTGGTATTAATATTTTACCTAAAGTAGAATACTTTACTTTAACTGCGAATGTACCAGGTATATCATTACCACAAATTGATAACCAAACACCATTCAAAACAATTCCTCTTCAAGGTGATAACTTAACCTTTGATAATTTAGAGATTACATATATCATTGATGAGAAGTTAGAGAATTATATTGAACTACAAAATTGGGTGAGGGCGATTGGATTTCCAAAAACAAGACAAGAATTTAAATCATTTAGAGATACTGAATCTCAAAGATTTCCAACTGCGACAACAAGAAGTGTAAGTAAAGATATTGGTGATACTGGACTCGCGACACCAGATGGTTCAATGTTTTCAGACGCAACACTAACTATACTATCAAGTAAAAATAATCCAATACTTGAAGTTAGATTTCAAGATGTTTTTCCTTTGAGTGTTGGTTCACTTGAATATAATCAAGGCGCTTCTGATATTGAGTATCTAGTTTCGAATGTTACATTTGCATATAAAATATATGAAATAGTTTCACTATAAATAATTATAACTTGAAATTAAAATGTTAATGTGGTATAATATATAATGGACTTACAACAATTACAAGAACAAGTAGACAAAGATATTAAATTAAATTCTGATAATCTTGATATTGAATCATTAAAGATTCCAGAGTTACATAACAAGTATCTTAAATTTCATAATCGTTTTACACTTCTATTAAAGAAAGCTGAAACAGACTTCAAAGAACTTTACAAACACAAGTGGGAATACTATGGTGGAAAGTCATCACCAGAAGTTTACAAAGAAAATCCATTTGATTTAAAAGTTTTAAAATCAGATATTTCAACTTACTTAGAATCAGATAAAGAGTTGATAGAACTTGAACAAAAGATTGCGTATAATAAAACGATTGTAAATTATTTAGAACAGATTTTGAGAAGTTTAAATAACAGAACTTTTCAAATTAAAAACGCTATTGAATGGCGAAAGTTTGAAGCGGGAGTTTTATAAATGGCGACAAAAACAAAAATACCAAAGGTTACAGATTTTGTAAAAGAATATAAAAATATAATTTCACCTACACTCTGTGATGGTATAATCAAATATTATGAATCTATTGGTGGTTGGAACAAATCAACTTTTGGAACAAAAGATGGTTTATCACCAGAGACAAATGATAAAGTTGATATGAATGAAATGTGGATTTCTAAAAAAGACCAAGGCGGTCTATATGGTGATATGTTAAGTGGATTTAAAGTCGCTCTTCAAAAATATACTGAAGAGTATCCAGATATTGTTATTCAACATTCAACACCTTTTAGATTAAACAAATATTCTGTAGGTGGATTTATGTCAAGACATATTGATAATATACATCATAGTCATGGACAACAATATGGATTTCCACATTGTACAATGTTATTATATTTAAATGATAACTATCAAGGTGGAGAATTTGAAATGTGTAATGGTTTAATAAGTAAAAAACCAAAGGCTGGAACTATTGTCGCATTTCCATCTAACTTTATGTATCCACATGAAGTTAAACCAGTAACAGAAGGAGATAGATATACTGTAATGGTATGGTTAATGTAATTATGGAAGATTTTCAACAATATAAATTATTTCCAACATCTGTATTCTCATTTAAAGGAAAGGGTGTTAAGAATAATGAATTAAAAGATTATTTTATAAAAGAAAGTAGTACATCATCTAATGAGGGTAACTGGCAAGGTCGTGCAGACTTACATAAAGATGAAATGTTTTTTCCTTTAGTTGATAATATTATTAAAGCGACTAAGGCCGCGACTGAAGGATTAAAGTACGACAATAATGGTAAATCATATGGATATGAAATTACTAATATGTGGGGAAATATTCTAAGAAAAGGACAAGCCCATCCACCACATACACATAGTAATAATTTTTGGTCTGGTGTTTATTATATAACTGGAAGTCAGAATCAATCTGGTATACAATTTTTTGACCCAAGACCTCAAAGTCAAGTATTACTACCACAAAAGAAAGAGGATAATATAGACAATGGTAATCTAGTTTCCTTTCCAAGTGCTGCAGGACATGGTTATGTTTTTCCAAGTTGGTTAGTACACTGGGTGCCTGTTCAACAAGATGATGAATTAAGAATTTCAATCGCATGGAATATAGTTCTTCGTGGAGAATATGGTGCAGAAAAAGATTACCAGTATGCTCGTATCTAAAGTTAATGAGGTTTATATCAAAGCCGATTGTGAACCTCACATCAGAGCTGAATTAGATTCGTTCTTTTCATTTGAAGTGCCCGGCGCTAAGTTTATGCCATCAGTTCGAGCGAGAAGATGGAATGGAATAATTCATTTATACTCTGCCGCAACAGGTCAGATATATACTGGACTTCTACCTTATCTCAAAGAGTTTTGTAAAAGAAATGACTTAGAAATAGTTATTGAGAAAGGTATTGAAAACGAAAAAGAACTTGATGATAAAATTGTAGAAAAATTTATTAAGTCTTTAAAACCAAAATCAAAAGGTAAACTATTAGAAGTTAGAGATTATCAGATAGACGCAGTACATAATGCGATATCAAACAACAGGGCGTTACTACTAAGTCCAACCGCTTCGGGTAAATCTCTTATCATTTATTCTCTTGTTAGATATTATCAAATGATGGGATTAAAAACATTAATCCTTGTTCCAACTACTTCTTTGGTTGAACAAATGTATTCTGATTTTTTAGATTATGGTTGGAAAGATAAGTTTATACAAAGAGTATATCAAGGACATGATAAAGATGTAAACAAAGATGTTATCATCTCAACATGGCAATCATTATACAAACTTCCTAAAAAATATTTTGATGACTTTGGTTGTGTGATAGGTGATGAGGCTCATCTATTCAAAGCAAAATCACTTACAAGTATTCTCACTAAACTACATGACTGTAAATATCGTTTTGGTTTAACAGGAACACTTGATGGTACACAAACTCATAGATTAGTTTTAGAAGGATTATTTGGAAATCTTAAAAAGGTTGTAAAGACTAAAGAGTTGATGGATTTAAATACTCTCGCAGATTTAACAATTAAATGTTTACTTTTAAAACATGATAATCTTGATTGTAAACAAGTGTATGATATGAAGTATCAAGAGGAAATAGATTTTCTTGTTTCAAATCATGAAAGAAATCGTTTTATCGCAAACCTTACAGTTGGAACAAAAGGAAATACATTATGTCTTTTTCAACTTGTAGAAAAACATGGATTTAAATTACATGACTTAATCAAAGAAAGAATATATGGAAATAGAAAACTATTTTTTATCTATGGTGGAGTGTCTACTGATATAAGAGAAGAAGTTCGTAAAATTACTGAAGATGAAAATGACGCAATCATCGTTGCGTCTTATGGAACATTCTCTACTGGTATTAATATACAAAATTTACATAATGTTATTTTCGCAAGTCCATCTAAAAGTAGAGTTCGTGTTTTACAATCGATTGGTAGAGGATTAAGAAAAGGAAGTAATAAAGAAAAGGTTACTCTATATGATTTAGCAGATGACCTTACCTATAGAGATAAAAAGAATTTTACATTGAAACATTTCTTAGAAAGAGTAACAATATACAACGAAGAAGAATTTGAATATACAATAAAGAAAATAGGCCTACCTAAATAATATCATGGATGAAATGATATACACATTTATTAAATTCAAAAATGGAGAATCTATTATCACATTAATAGATAAAGAAACTGAGAAAGAAGTTTTTATTGTTGAACCAGTTGAGTTGTCAATCACCCCTAAAATAAACATGAAAGGTGAAATTAAAGATAGTGTCATTTTACAAAAATGGTTACACCCTTTTACAGAATCAATTGAGTTTACAATCCCTAAAGAAGAAATATTAATAATGTGTGTCGCGAGTCAGAGTCTAAGTAGATACTATGAAAACTTTTTGTTTAAACCAGAGACTAAAGATGAAGAAGGTAAACAGGAAATAAGTGAAAAAGATTTTGATGAAAAAGAGTATCCTTTAGATACTATTAAAGATGTTCATTAACTAATATCCTCATGCCCAACCACATGCTTTAGTATAACGAATTAAAAAAGAAAGTCAATAGTAAAATGAAAAAAACTATAAAAATATTTAAAGATGTGAATCCAGAGAAATGGACAAACAAAGATACACTTAAATTTTTATTACCCTATTTTCTTTTTATATGTTTATGGTTGTGGTTGTGGTTTGGAACATGGATAAAAAAACTCTTGACAAACATATTAAGTTAGGTTATATTATTAGCAACATGGCTGAAGTAAAAAAGAAAAGAAGAAAAAATTTAACCAAAGATGATACACATTATGTGGATAATAAAGCGTTTCTTGAAGCGATGAAAGTCTGGAAAGAAGAATGTAAAAAAGCGAATAAAAAGAATAAAGGTATTCCCCCAGTCTCAAACTACATCGCAGATTGTTTTATTAAGATTGCAAACAGATTATCATTCAGACCTAATTTTGTAAACTACACTTATAGGGATGAAATGATTTCTGATGGAATCGAAAACTGTATTCAATATAGTTATAACTTTAATCCAGATAAGAGTGATAATCCTTTCGCATATTTTACACAAATTATTTACTATGCGTTTGTAAGAAGAATACAAAAAGAAAAGAAACAATCACATATCAAAAATAAAATGATGGAGAGAACAACATTCGAACCATTTACTAAACAAAAGAATGATGTAAATGAATATTCAAGTCCAGCGTTTGAACAACTTCGTAATATGATGTTACCAGACCAAGATGTTTATAAACCAAAGAAAAAGAATCCAAATAAAAAAGGTCTTGAAGAATTTATGAATGATGATGAATAATGAAAATAGCTTTAATTACTGACCAACATCTTGGTGCGAGAAATGATAATCTTGTATTTGTAAATTACTTTAAAAAGTTTTACGATGAGATTTTCTTTCCGTACCTTGTTGAAAATAATATAAAAACAGTTATTGATTTAGGTGATACTTTTGATAGAAGAAAGTATGTAAATTTTAATACACTTCATCATGCGAAAGATATGTGGTTAGAACCTTTAAGAAAGAGAAATATTACTGTTCACTGTTTAGTCGGTAATCATGATACTTATTTTAAAAATACAAATGATGTAAACTCCTGTAATTTGTTATTCGATGATTATGAAAATATTCATGTTTATTCAGAACCAGAAACAGTTGAAATTGGTGGTGTTCCTTTTTTAATGATGCCGTGGATTAATGAAGAAAATTATCCAGAGTGTATTCGTTATCTACAACAAACAAAAAGTGATATATGTATTGGACATTTAGAAATAAATGGGTTCGAACAACAAAAAGGACATATCGCAGAAAATGGATATGATAAATCTTTATTCAAAAGATTTGAATTAGTTTTCTCTGGACACTATCACAGAAAATCTGATGATGGACAAATATATTATCTAGGCGCACCATACGAACAAAACTGGAGTGACTATGAGTGTCCAAAAGGTTTTCATGTTTTTGATACAGAGACAAGAGAGTTAACAAGAATAGTAAATCCAAATAAGATACACAAAAAGATTTATTATAATGAAACAACGACTGATTATTCGAACTTTGATATAACAGAATATAAAGATTGTTTTGTTAAATTAATTGTAGTTGTTAAAAAAGATTTGTATACTTTTGATAAGTTTGTTGAAAGATTACTCAATGAAAGTAATGCGTATGAAGTTAAAATCATAGAAGATTATTCTGAACTAGACGCAAGTCAAGTGAGTGATGAGATAATTGAAAACGCAGAAGATACAATGACACTTGTTGAAAAATATATTGATGATATCGAAACAGATATCAACAAGGATAAACTAAAGGGGATTATGCGTTCCCTCTATGTAGAGGCCAATTCTTTAGATGATAATATTTAAAAAAGTTAGATGGAAGAACATACTTTCCACAGGGAATAGTATGACCGAAGTTGATTTGAATACACACAATACAACTTTAATCGTTGGTGAAAATGGCGCAGGTAAGTCAACGATACTTGACGCAATCTGTTTTGCATTATTCAATAGACCATTTAGACAAATAAGTAAAACACAATTACTTAATTCAATCAATGAACAGAATGGAGAAGTACAAGTTGAATTTTCTATTGGTACAAAAGAATATAAAATTATTCGTTGTATGAAACCTAACAAGTTTGAAATATATTGTGATAACTTAATGTTAAACCAAGACGCAAGTAATTTAGATTACCAAAAACATTTAGAACAAAGTATTTTAAAATTAAACTATAGAAGTTTTACTCAAGTTGTTATTTTAGGTAGTTCTACCTTTGTACCTTTTATGAAACTATCATCATCTCATCGTAGAGAAGTTGTAGAAGATATATTAGATATTAAAATATTTTCAAGTATGAATCTTCTTGTTAAAAATAAAATTAAAGAGATAAATGATGATATCAAATCAATTGATGATAATACTGAACTCACTCTACAAAAAATAGAACTACAAGAACAGTATATAAATGATTTAGAACAAAACAAAGATAAAATTATTAAAAACAATAATGAAAAAATTGATTTAAATAAGAAAACGATATCAAAATATTTATCAGACAAAACAGAATTAGAAAATTTAAATGATGGTTTATTAACAGAAGTATCAGAACAATCAAACATTTCTAAGAAACTAAAGAAATTAAATAAACTACATTCTACAATTAGTACTAAAAAATCAAGAGAAGAAAAAGATGTAGAATTTTTTCTGAACAATGATGAGTGTCCAACTTGTGACCAAGTTATTACAAATGAATTTAAAACAAATGTTATTAAACAAAGAGAAGATAAGGTAATCGAATATCAAGATGGTTTAAATGATTTAGATATAGAAATACAAAACTTAGAAAATAGATTACAGATTATAGAACAGAT